AAGCACCTCATGGTCTGCTGTTGCCAAAGAGCTAAGCGCCCCTGCTGAGCTGATCGCTAAGCACACCAAGGTTACCTACAACATCCTCGCCGCCGAAACAAAGGCTTTGTCAAACTAATTCCCGCCCTTCGGGGCATTTACTTGAAAGACCATCATGAACTTCGACAACATCTACACAGAAGCCCTCTCCGCCGCTAAAGCCGCTGAAGCCGCCTACATGGAAAAGCATGGCGAGCCAATGTACTGTGGCTTTGCTTGGGTTGACCTGCCAAGCGCCCGTGTTCCCTTCGTGAACTGGTGCAAGAAAAACAACGTCGGTCGCAAGCACTGGCAAAAGGGCTGGTCTATCTGGAATCCTGCTGGCAACCCCACGCAGTCCATGGACATCAAAGAAGCTGGCGCCTACGCATTCGCAGAAGTCCTGCGCAAGCATGGCATCCAAGCATTCGCTGGATCTCGGGCAGATTAAAAGATGGGGCTTGTGCCCCTTTTTAATTTCGTGTTACAATGCAATCACGCCAATCAGGCGTTTACTTGAAGGAACCAAAATGACAAACCCAATCGAAACCTCATTCACCACAGAGGCAGAGGTGCGCATCAGCGTTGACCAATACGACGACGGCGTGTGGCTGTCCCTGCAAGGTCGCCGTGCAATGATGAGCGTCCCCATGACACGCGCCGAAGCTGAAGAGCTTCTGATCAACTTGCAAGCTGTTCTTTTCCAAAAGGTGACAGCATGATCTACAAAGTTTCACTCAAAACCGTAAAAGGACACACCTCCGTCATTGACGTAGAGGCTGATAGCCCTGACAGCGCAATTGACATCATGTTGGAAAAGATTCCATTTGACGTGCGCGAAGTATGGTGCGAAGACATCCACGAAGTTTTATGAGCGAGACCAAAATGAGCGACTACATCAAAGGATTCAACGCAGGAGTTGACTGCGTTTTGACCGAAATTGAACGACTTGAGAAAACAGGCTCTCTGAGCCTCGAACAGCTTCTCAAGCACCTTGACCCTCAACGAGACCAGAAAACGGCTCAAAAGCCTGAAAAGACCCCCGCATGAGCTTTGCTGAACAACAATTACAGATCGGAACCAAACAACCATGTCACCAATTCAAACTATGTGGCAAATGCCAGCAGGAGAAGCCACCAGAGGGAGGGATCGACATGGGATCTCGATGGATGTGCGCAGGGTGCTGGACGAGGAAGTCCGCAAAGAAAAACCTGCTTCAAAACCGACAGGTAAGGGGCTCAGGCTCTCAATGATCGCTAGTGTGCGTGTCGCCTTACGTGGTGTGCCTGATGGCATGACCTTGGAGGAGATCTCCGCACTGCTGGCTAGACCAGAAAGCAACGTCAGGAAGGTACTCAAAGCTATGCCTGACGCCTACATAGACCGATGGGAAGCCGCACCACGTAAGCAGTACAAAGCCATTTGGTGCGTGGTGACCCCGCCAAAAGATTGTCCAAGACCAGAAGGAAAGCCAAAATGAAGCTACCTAGCCACAAAGCAGGGTTGTATTTGACGCACAACCAACATAAAGATTATTACGAGACCGTAGAAGAGCATGTCGAAGAGTACATGAACATGAGCAAGGACGACTTTGTTTCGCTAGAGGACTACCAAAAGTGCGTGGATACGGATGAGCTTTGGGAGTTGCAATGGTATCCAGAGACCCCAATTGGCTTTCACAAAGTAAACGGTTCATCGCTTGAGATTGTTTTGCAAAAAGCAATGGAAATTGATGCCGCCTTAAAGGGAAACTCATGAGCAAAGGTAGCGGACGCAGGCCGTCAGATTTGACGCAACAAGAGTGGGAGAACCGATGGGACGCCATCTTCGGCAGGGACGAGCCTCCCAAGCTGAAGGTGGTCTTCGCCGAGGGGTGCTTCGACGGCTTTGAAGGGACTCAGGAGGAGCTTGCCGAGATGGTGGCTGACATCCACCAGATGGTCGCTGACGGAAGCATCATGGAGGGCGCAAAGCCTTTGACCGAGGAAGAGTTCCTTGAGCTGACCAACATGAAGCGGGAGCCACGGCAATGACTGAAGCACAACTGCTGGTGATGTTGGGCACGATCTGGGTGGCTCCTCATGTGAAGTGGTGGTACGGCCAGACCATTGGTTGCATCATCTTGATCGTGGCCGCTTGCAAGGGATTGGGGTGGCTATGACCGAACGAGAAGCATTGAAGCTGGCGCTGGAGAAATTTGAATTCATGAACCATGTGGATTCTATATTTGAAGGTGAATTTAATTTCCAGATTAACGCCATCAAAGAAGCCTTGGCACAGCCAGAGCAGGAGCAGGTGGAATGGGGCGTGGATTGGGGGCCGGATGGAAACAGCGTAAGCATTATCAAACGGCTTGCTGATGGCGGTATTGAAGTTGTTGGGTGGGAATATGCACCGCATCCACCACAGCGCAAGCCGCTAAGTGAAGAGGAAATAGGCGCAATCCTTGAAGATGTTAACGCCTATGGCACACGGCTATATACATTTGCCCGAGCCATCGAAGCCGCACACGGCATTAAGGAGAAGAACAATGGCTGATTGCCCACCCTGCAATAACCACTGCCACCAAGGCAGGAACTGCCCCAACGTGGCAACCCGCAAAACCACGAGGGAAGAGAAGATTGCCAGCCCTTTTGTGTACAGCAAAACCCAGTTAGAAAAGCCAGAAGCAATAGAGGCTGGATTGAAACGCATATCAATGTTAAGGAAAGCCATGGACAAAGAACACAAATACATGAACTACCGTGAAGCCTTCCCCAAGCGTGAATACGTCATGCCTGTAGACCGTAACGAAGTGCTCGAAGAAGTAGCCAAAGAGTTCGACAAGATGCCATTTGGAGACACAGGAGCCAGCATCAGTGCATTTATCCGAGGAATGAAGCGATGACAGAGGAGATCTGGGCGCCAGAGTGGATCGCCGAAAACCCTGAGTTGGCAAACAAAGCCATCACAGAGCTACAAACAAAGGTTCAAGAGCTAGAGTCCAAACTGAAGCACGCTACAGCAAAAGCCGCAAAACTAGAAGCACAAAACAAAGAGCAGAGACTCATCATCAAAGACATGGATCGAAGGATCATGAGAGGGTTGAAAGACTAGACCGTTGCACGTAAAGCGAAACATCCGTTAAACTTCACGTTAAAGGAGTCCAGCAATGGCAAAGAAACCAAAGAGTCTTCCCAGCGATAAAGTCGCCGATGTGACAGGTGAGCCGCAAACGAAAGAAGTGACAAAGATGGGTCGACCATCCATTTACACGGATGAGTTAGCTAACGATATATGCACGAGGTTAGGATTAGGTGAAAGCCTGCGCAAGATATGCTTGGATGAGGATATGCCAAGCTTGCGAAGTGTGATGGGTTGGTTGACTACCAAGCCTGACTTTTTGCAACAATACACACGCGCACGTGAGATTCAGGCTGAGACGCAGTTCGATGAATTGATCGACATTGTTGACCAGCCGCCTGAGCTGAGCCACATCACCAACAACAAGGGTGAGCTGGTCGAGGTCAAGTTCGACTCCTCCTACGTGGCTTGGATGAAGCTTCGGGTCGACACCCGCAAGTGGACAGCCGCACGCATGGCGCCCAAGAAGTACGGTGAGCAGAAGCAGGCTGAGGAAGCCCAAGACCTCACGGTCATCGATGTGAACGTGCGTGATATGATGGATGTGGCGGTCAAGCGCCTAGAGTTGATTCGGATAGCCGAATGAGCGCTGTCATTGAACAGGACATTCTGGACATCCTGCAAGACTCAGAGCTTCGCAAGAGTCTAGGCCCGTACCACGGCGCCGCCTACGCCACACGCATCAAATGGCTCTCAGGCGCGTTCAATCACCAAAAGCTTCCCCAAGGTGAGTGGTGGTCTATCTGGCTCATGCTGGCAGGCCGTGGTGCAGGCAAGACCCGTACGGCGGCTGAACAGCTCTGGTGGTGGGCGTGGGAGAACCCCAACACACGGTGGCTCGTGTCCGCCCCCACATCGATGGACGTCCGTGGCACATGCTTTGAAGGTGAGTCAGGACTGATCGCCGTCATCCCAGAGATACTGATCGAGGACTACAACAAAGCCCTGCACGAGATCAAGCTGGTCAACGGTAGCCTGATCAAAGGCATCTCAGCCAGTGAGCCTGACCGCTTCCGTGGAGGCCAGTACCATGGCGCATGGCTAGACGAGCTGGCGGCTTGGGACTACCTCGACGAAGCTTGGTACAACATTCAGTTCGCCGTCCGTCTTAAGAAGGCTGATGGTCGCACGCAGGTGATCGCCACCACCACACCACGACCCAAAGACCTGATCGTTGAGCTGATCGGCAGGGAAGGTGACGACGTGGCTATCACGACAGCATCTACCTACGTCAACCTAGCCAACCTTGCGCCAAGCTTTCAAAAGCAGATCCTTGCATACGAAGGTACTAAGATTGGTCGTCAGGAGATCCATGCGGAGATCATTGACCCAGAAGAGTCGGGCATCGTCAAGCGCGAGATGTTCAAGCTGTGGGCACCTAACAAGCCCTTCCCCAAGTTCGAGTACATCGTGCAGAGCTACGACTGCGCCAGCTCAGAGAAGACTGTCAACGATCCGACAGCCGCCATCACGTTCGGTGTATTCAAGCCCCTAGATGGCCCCATGTCCGCCATGATCATCGACTGCTGGCAAGACCGCTTACAGTATCCTGACTTGCGCCCCAAGGTGATCGAAGAGTACGACGTGGTCTACGGTGAGGGCAAGGACAAGAAGCGGGTCGACCTGATCCTCGTAGAAGACAAGTCCGCAGGTATCGCCTTGATCCAAGACTTACGCCGTGGGCATCTGCCTGTCCGTGCGTATAACCCCGGTCGTGCTGACAAGATCCAGCGCCTGAACATCGTGTCCAACATCATCGCCGCAGGGCGCGTATGGATTCCTGAGAGCAGTGTCCGCAAGGGCTACGTCAAGGACTGGGCTGAGGGCTTCGTGTCCCAGATCTGTAGCTTCCCTGACTCAACCCATGACGACTTCGTGGACGCCTGCACCCAAGGGCTACGGTTCCTGCGTGACGCTGGCTGGCTGGACATCGATGGAGCACCACGAGACGACTACGACATGGACGACTACGTGGACAGTGGCATGTCACGTAAGCTTGAGAACCCCTATGCCGCATAAAGGAGGTAAAAGTGAAATACCGCAAGAAGCCTGTGGTGATTGAAGCCACCCAATGGTTCAAGATGGGTGACCATCCAGCCGTTGAAGACTACTGGTGTAAAGCTGAGTGCCACGACTATGCAAGAGAGCGCGGCCTTTCCACTGAGGAACGTAAAAAGCTTGGTTGGGTGAAAACGCTTGAAGGTGCGCATGTTGTTTGCTCAGGCGACTGGATCATCACAGGCGTGAAGGGTGAGCATTACCCATGCAAGCCAGACATCTTTGAGATGACGTACGAGGTGGCAGAATGATCCACTACACACCAGAAGGTTCATTCATTAAGCTGGGCCTTAATTTTAGCCGCACAAGGGGTGGTTTCCGCCTATTGTGGGCATGGTATGACTTTGCCAAGCACGAGATGTTTACTGCTCGGTTTCGGTTCCGCTGGCACATCAAGCCGCACATTCTGTGGTCAGTTGAGCGTAGTGATGTCATCCAGAACTACATGGATGTGCGTGGCTTGACGATGGTTAATCAAGAGGTTTTGGAAGACCTGAACGCCATCGAGTCAGACTTCAAGCGCCTGAGCAACTCGATCCCGCTAGTAAAGCCATGACCTACGGCTGTCACAACCGCAAGGCGTACAAGCCCAAGCTCTTCGTGCAGAACGGCTGGTGGCTCGATGGCATCACCAGAACCGCCAAGGTAGAGCAGGCTCCCTTCCGCATGGCGCCTGACTGCCAGTACACCAAGACCGAGCTGGGCAAGGTGGATGAGCGGTGCGCGGACTGTATACATAAAAAGCTGGACTAGATACTTATGAGCCGTCAACTGTATACATGGTGGACTTGACATGACACCCAAGGTATCATTGGGGCAACAGCAACAACTCAGCGGGATAAGCCATGGCTGAACGCACACCGTCCAACGACCAAGCCGCCTTTGGCGTGTTCCCACAACTCAAGCGCAATCGTTCCAAGCAAGACCGTGAGGCGGCTAAGAACGTCCCCGTAGACTTGGCCCGTGGTGCTGTGGCCGGCGTGCTGGGCGCTCCCGGTGACATCGAGTCATTGGTGCGCATGTTGCCCTACATCGATGAGAAGACCATCCTGCCAACGTCTGAGGACATCGAGAAGCGTTTGCCCTTCAAGTCTGATACACCCGTGAGCAAGGCCGCTACTGGCTTGGGCATCTTGGGTGGTGGCTTCTACACGGGCCCCGGCTCTCCCCTGCGTGTGGTCGGTGCACTGCCCAAGGCCATCAAGCGTGGCGCTCAAGACTTTGCCTTGGCCTCAGCGGCTGGCGCCCCTCACGTTGTCAAGCCCAAGGGCGGCAACTGGCTGAGCGGTGGCGAAAGGGATCAGATTAGAACTCCCGAAGGCGACCTGCGCAGGCTGAAGCTAGATACCATGATGGGTGCTCAAGGGGATACAGTTGAAGATGTTCTAGGCAAAAAGAATGCCATAAACAACTGGATTGACAGCAACCTGAAGAACTACGTCAAGAAGGAAATGGGCACGCCTGAAGACCCAATCAGAAGATTGGCTGAACAGGGAATCATCCACACACCTCTTCGAGACACCGAAGCCGCTGGTGACTTCCTCCGTGCTCAGCGTGTGGCAGAAGGATTCCCTGCTGAGGGCATGGGCCGATCAAATCTTGCGCGTCGATGGGAAGATACAGCCGACGACTCAATCAGAGTTACCAAAGCTGGCGCTATTCAAGATCAGGAAAACACTGGCGCTAAGCTTGAGAAGGCTAGGGCTGAGCTAGAAGCTCACAAAGAAAAAATCAATGAAGACTTCATTAAACTCTTGAAAGACAAAGGCGGTCTCAGTGACAAAGACCGTGCAACATTTGATAAGTTTCCGTTCTTCCAAAAGGCAGAGATTTTGGGTGACGACAAGTACAAAGAATTGCAGGGCAACATCAATGAGTTGCTTGCAAGGGAATCAGGCTTTGAGAAACGAGCTGGTGAACTCAATCCATTTGTTGCCAAGCTTGACCCAGAAACCAAACTTTACTCAGGCTCAACGTACGACTTGGGCTTCGACCATATTGTTGATGTTCTCAAAGAAGACATAGCCACTGGCCGCATTCGCCCTGAGCAACTCAACAAGGTCAGCATGGAGCAGGCGGTGCGCCGCACCTATGAGTACGACCAAGAATTGGCCAAGAAGATGAATGAGGCTCGCTTGACATCACGAGCAGAACTGCCTGTTCACAAAGAATATCCCGAGGGATATAAGTGGGTTCAGCTCAATCGACCCGGCGACTTTGCCGCTGAGTCAAACGCTATGGGACACTCATCTCGTGGCTATGAACCACCAAAAGGCCATCCTGATTGGGTGGAAGGCTCTGGTGACGAGGGGCATCTTGATTACGGCCATGGTGGATGGGAGGGGATTAAAAGCGGAAGAGCCAAGGTTTACTCATTGCTGGACGCCAAAGGTGAGCCACATGTGACCATTGAAACCAAAGCGCCAAGCCTTCGATCAAACTACGATGAACTGCAACCGCTTCAGAGACAAGCGGATTTAGAAGCTGATGCACAAAACTTTCAAACTTTTGCTGAAAGGGACAAGTTTGCGGATAAGCGATACCAAGAGTTGAAGGCGCAGTTGATGGCCGAAAAGAAGCCTGAAGGCGATTACACGATCACACAAATCAAAGGAAAAGGTAACGCTAAACCCAAGGAAGACTACCTGCCATTTGTGCAAGACTTTGTAAAGGGTGGCAACTGGGCTGATGTCCGCGACTTCCACCACACTGGCTTGGTGCGTGAAGGCGACCAGATCATGACGCCTGCTGAGCACGCAGACTGGCTACTGAAGCAATTGGACGTGCCACCAGCCGAAGGCATGAAGCGTGGCGGTGTAGCCATCTCCAAGAACCCAGACGCCATGATGCTTGAGCTGAACGACCGCAAGATGGCTAAGGGTGGCATCACAAAGATCCTCAAGGGCGCCGCATCAGAAGCTGAGCGTGCGTTGCCTCTACGCCTGACCCGTGCCATGCCTAAGCCTCTGAGCGAGATCAACGCCCATGCTGAGCGTGTTGCACGCCAGATGATGGGTGAGCACGTCACAAGCGGTAAGGCTGGCGACACCAAGAACCTCGCAGGCAGATCCATGAAAGAGAGCCAGCGCGTCAAGGCTCTTGAGTATGAGTTTGTTCCTACCAAGGATGTGCCAGAGTCTCAGGTGGTTGAGTCTAAACTTGGTGACATCAATGTTGCCCTGCCCGGCGACTTCACGGTGTCAGACGTTGAGCTGAAGAGCCTCATGGGTGAGCCTATTGGTTCTCGCCAAGAGGGTGGATCACGCTACGGGCTAGGTCACTTGGAGGATGAGCTTCCATTGTTCTACGCCTCCAACGAAGGCCCAGCCCAGCAAGTGCAAAACAAGGTGACCGAACTTGCTGATCTGTACGGCCCTGAGCGCATCATGGGTCACCACATGGCGATGGGGCCAATTGCCACAAACTTTGCCCAGCACTTTGCAGACGCAAACTTGCGCAGGATTGACTACAGCAAGCTTCGCCCTGCTGACATGTACCAGTTTGACAAGATCTTGTCAGAAGGTTTTGTGCTTCCCAAGAAGGACAAGAAGACAGGTCAGACGACATACAAGGTTGTTGATTTCCCAGACTGGCCCGGCATCGTTGACCCGCAAGCCGCCTACTTTGCTATGAAGCAAAACCCAGAGATGCGCAAGTGGTTTAACAAACTCATGCAGACGCCAAAGATCACTGAGCCGCTGGGTCTACCTAATGCTCAGGACGTTCGGTATGCCATTACCAGCCCTGATCTGCGCGACATGGAAGTGAACCTGACTGGGCATGGTGTTGGTGAGCTAGTGCCCAACGCAGAGTTGACCGACACCGCTGATCACAACACATATTTAAAAGGCATTCGCGGAATATATAAGGGGCATCAAGACGTTCTCTCGCCTTTCCCTATTTCGTTTGCTGATGCCGCTCAGCACATTATCTCGACACAGCGTCCACAGGACTTCACTGGCACAATTCAGAAGGTGTTCCCGCACCAGATAGTTGATCAGCAATACCTTGACGAGATGGGCGCCTACCGCAAGCGCCTCAAGGAGCTGACAGGCAAGAAGGAAGGCGGAGCTATCAAGAAGCCAGCCGCCTACATTGATGGTAACGAGTTCGTCCTAGCCGCACAGAAGTACGGCATCAAAGACAGCATGAACAACCTGAACAAGATCGTAGACCTTGTCAACAAAGGCTTGTCAGTAGATGATGCGGCACGCCAAGTAGCTGACACTGGTATGCATAAAGCCGCTGGTGGAGCTATCACTGGTGACGACCTGATCATTGAAGAGAGACCACTATGAGCCTCGTTGGAGCACTGACCAAAGCGCTGAAGGCTGGCGAGACAGCCAAGAAGACGGCGCCCTTTTACTCTTCTGTAGATGAGGCGCTGGCTAACATTGCCAGACCCAAAGGCACAGGCGCTGAGTTCTACACCGAGCTGACCAAGCAGGCAGGCGTCAAGAAGGCTGAGCTGGCTGACCGTAAGCTCGAGCAGGCATTCAAAGCCAAGGGCAAGATCACCAAGGAAGAGGCTCAGCAGATCCTCAAAGAGAACCCACCACCAAAGCTTCAGGAGCGTGAGTACAACGAGAAGATGGTCAGGGAAGAGGAGGACATCAAGGAAGAGCTTGCCCAACAGATGTACGGCAGGTCTTACGAAGACCTTTCACATAGAGATCGCCGTCCCATCTTTGATGAAACCCAAAGAATCATGGGCGAAGAGAATGGCCCACAATATGGTGACTACAAGACGCAAGGCGGCGAGAACTACCGTGAGATCCTGCTGAAGTTGCCATCCTCAAGACCCAGCGCCAGCAACTACTCTGATCCAGCCAAGTACGACGCAGACTTGAGGGCATACAACGCCAGCGGCAAGAAAGACTACCATTCCAGACACTGGAAGGAAGACCCCAACGTCTTAGCCCACATGCGCGTCCAAGACCGCACTGGCCCCAACGGCGAGAAGATCCTGCACGTCGAAGAGATCCAGTCCGACTGGCATCAAGAGGGACGCAAGAAGGGGTACAACACGCCAGAAATAGAAACAAAGCGTAATGAGTTGCGAGAACTGTCTTGGCCTTACATGGAGCGCAACCAACCGATTCCGCAAGAACTTAGACAACAAATTGAAGCATTGCCGCCAATTATGGGTGGCGTACCTGACGCCCCGTTCAAGAAGAACTGGCACGAACTGGCTATGAAGCGACTGCTGAACTACGCCGCTGACAACGGGTACGACAGCATCGCCATCACCCCCGGTGCGGAGCAGGCAAAGCGCTATAGCCTTGCTAAACAATTAGACGAAGTTCAATTCGATCCAAACACTGGCTATTTAGCTGGTCGCGATCACAATGGGAAGCTTGTGGTTGCACAAAAAGGCGTGACCTCTGAAAACCTTGAAGACTACATTGGCAAGGAAGGCGCCCAAAAAATCCTTCAGACGCCTGTTGATGAGGTTGGGCAACATACATTACGTGGCGCTGATCTTGAGGTCGGTGGCGAAGGTATGAAGGGCTTTTACGACAAGATCCTGCCTGACTACCTGAACAATTACGGCAAGTCCTACGGTGCTCAGGTTCAGATGGGCAGTGTGCCTGTATCCACTAGAGACCCTAAAAGCACAGGCTGGGATGGCGGACAAGGCGATCACCCATTCATGACCAGCCAAGACCTGAGTGAGCCATTTGATGGAATGGTGGATCTACTCAGGCGCAACCCAGAAACTGGTGAACATGATCTGGTTGGCAGAATGTTGAGGGCTGACTCTGAAGCGAGAATAGCATCCGAGCTTATGAAGCTGGATACGTACAACCAGATCAAGCTCCACAACTTCCCCATTACAAAAGAGATGCGCGAGTCCATCAAGCAGAAGGGCTTGCCCCTGTACCAACAGATCGGCATTCCAACTGCTGGCGCTGGTGCGGCTTCACAGATGCCCGAAACAATGCAAGAGCCAGAGCTTGAACCAGAAGTTAAAAAGGCTGATGGGGGCGCAATAAATTACAACACAGCACCTGATATGTCTGATGGAGGGCGTATCATTCAGGGTGCTCCATTTAAACGTGGTGGTAAAGTCAAAGTAACGACGAACCCCGACGCGATGTTCATGGAACTGAGCAACAAGAAGCTCAAAAGGAAATAAGCTATGGCGACACAATTCCCGCAAGATCCTAACGCTGGTCGTTTTATCGATGGGCTGAGAGATCAACAGGTCGAGGCAGACGAAGGCATGGAGTTCGAGATGCCACCAGAGGACTCTGAGGTAGAAGAGTTGCCAGACGGCTCTGCCATTGTTCGCATGGACGCACACAAAGGCCCGATGGAGGACGAAGACTTCTACGCCAACTTGGCAGAAGAGATCGACCCCTATGACCTGAACAAGATTGCACTGCGCTACATGGACTTGGTCGAGAACGACAAGAAGTCCCGTGAGGAGCGTGACAAGAAGTACGAAGAGGGATTGAAGCGAACAGGCATGGGGAATGATGCCCCCGGCGGTGCTACCTTCATGGGTGCATCAAAAGTGGTACACCCAGCCATGGCTGAAGCCTGCGTTGACTTCGCCTCCCGTGCCATCAAAGAGATGTTCCCACCTGACGGCCCCACCCGCACCAAGATCTTGGGCGACGTGGACGAGCTGAAGATTCAGAAAGCCGAGCGTAAGCGCGACTACATGAACTGGCAGTTGACCGAGCAGATCGAAGAGTTCCGCGACGAGCAAGAACAGATGCTGACCCAGCTCCCCTTGGGTGGCTCACAGTACCTCAAGCTCTGGTACGACGACAAGAAGAAGCGCCCCTGCGCTGAGTTCATGCCAATCGACAACATCCTGTTGCCCTTTGCCGCCGCGAACTTCTACACAGCCCAGCGCGTCACTGAGATGCAGACCATCACCGAGTGGGAGTTCAAGAACCGCATTCGCTCTGGCTTGTATCGTGACATCGACCTGATCCGTGTATCTGCTGAGCCAGAGGAAACACACTCTGAGAAGGCGAACAACAAGATCGAAGGCCGCAAGTACGAAGACAACGAAGACGGTCTGCGTAAGGTCTATCACATCTACACTTGGCTCGAGCTGGAAGACGACCCACTGACCAACGGTGAGTCAGCCCCTTACATCATGATGATTGATGAGCACGAGAATGAGTGCGTGGGCTTGTACCGCAACTGGGAAGAGGGCGACGAGACGATGACCAAGCTTGACTGGGTTGTCGAGTTCAAGTTCATCCCATGGCGCGGCGCCTACGCTATCGGCTTGCCACAGCTTATTGGTGGCCTCTCAGCGGCCCTCACAGGCTCTCTACGCGCTTTGCTGGACTCTGCCCATATCAACAATGCGGCAACCATGCTCAAGCTCAAGGGCGCGAAGATCTCGGGTCAGTCCCAGCAGGTTGACGTCACCCAAGTTTGCGAGATCGAAGGCGCCCCCGGTGTCGACGACATCCGCAAGATCGCCATGCCCATGCCCTTCAACCCACCCTCAGAGGTCTTATTTAAGCTTCTGGGCTGGTTAGACGGTGCGGCTAAGGGGGTAGTGACCACCGCCGAGGAAAAGATCGCTGACGTGAACGCCAACATGCCTGTTGGCACAACCCAAGCTCTGATCGAGCAAGGCGCTGTGGTGTTCTCAGCCATCCACTCACGCCTGCACGACAGCCAAGGTCGCGTCCTGAAGATCCTCGGTCGCCTGAACCGCTGGTACTTGGACGAGCAACGCAAGGGTGAAGTTGTTGCAGACCTCGACATCCGCAAGGAAGACTTCGCATCGAACACGGACGTGATCCCTGTTTCTGATCCACACATCTTCTCTGAGACCCAGCGTATGGCTCAGACGCAGGCTGTGATGCAGATCATGAAGGAGAACCCAGACCTGTTCAACCGTAAGACGGTGGTGGAGCGGTTCTTAAAACAGATCAAGGTGCCCGGGATCAACGAGATCATGAAAGACGTCCCTTCTCCCGAGAAGCGCGACTCCGCCAACGAGAACGTCGCCATGATGCTCGGTCAAGCGGCCTTCGCCTACATGGAGCAAGACCACTTGGCTCACATCCAGAGCCACTTGGACTTCTACAAAGATCCAGTGTTCGGCTCAAACCCCATGGTTCAGCCTGTCATCCTCCCGCAAATGGTGGAGCACATCAAGCAACACTTGTCTATGTGGTACCTGAACCGCATGAACGGCTACGTTGTCAAGACTTTGGGACGCCAAGCAACCGACTACGACGATCCAAAGGTCACGCCAGAGGCAGACAAGCTCATGGCTATCGCTTCTCAGCACGTATCGCTGGACACACAGAAGGTGTTTGCGCAGGTTGTGCCTGAGTTGCAGAAGATGATGCAGACAATCCAGCAGGTCAAGCAGGGTCAAACCCCTCCAATGACACCAGAAGCACAGGTTTTGCTCCAGACAAGCATGGCAGAGACCCAACGCTTGTCAGCAAAAGACCAAGCGGACAACCAATTGGCTGTCCAGAAGCTTCAGAACCAGCAACAACTGGACGTTGCCAAGCTCCAACAGAGCCAGCAACAGTTCAGCGCCGAACAACAGCTCGAAGTGGCGATGCAAACAGAGAAAAATCTCACACAAGAGCGCATAGAGTCTGCAAGGTTGACGCGAGATGCGGCAAAACTGCAACAAGAGCAGGTGAAAACTGCAACCCAGCTTCAAAACGAAGCACAAACCTACTTAGGAGGCTGAAATGGCTACATCTAACCCTTATCACAACGAAGCAGTGCCCATGCACAAGCGTATTGCCGCAGGCGAGAAGCTCGATGGCACATCTTTGAAGTCCTCTGGCAACACAGCGCCAGCAAAAAAACAAGGAGGCGCCCTATCGCAAGCTAAAAAGAAATAAACATGTTCTCCATCAGAGATCTGATCGGCGCAATTGAGGTACGGATGGCTGAAATACGCCTCTCGTTAGCGTTGGGAAACGCTGTCAATATCGAATCCTACCAGCGCATGGTCGGGCAGTACCAAGGATTACAGGACACCTTGGACATTATTAACAATATGTTAAAGAAAGAAGAAGAAGATGAGCGATAACCCCGAAGTGTTGGAAAACGCTGAAGTGAAGTGGGCCTTTCCCGCTGTGAACCCGGGTGCTAAGCCATTAGGTGGTCGAATTTTGGTGCAATTACGTCGCACAAAGAAGAAAACGACTGGCGCAGGGATCATCTTGGTCGAAGAGACCAAGGAAACAGAGAAGTGGAACAACATGGTGGCAAAAGTCATCGAGATTGGCCCTCTCGCATTCAAAAACCGCGACACGATGCAGTCATGGCCCGAGGGTTCATGGTGCGAAGTCGGCGATTACATCCGAGTCCCTAAATGGGGCGGAGATCGTTGGGAAGTCAAGATACCAAATGAGGACGACGTCGAAGACCCAGCCCTCTTCATGATCTTGAACGACCACGAGATTATTGCCAAAGTCATTGGTGACCCCTTAGCTATGAAAGCATTCTTATGACCACAGAAAACGATTTGGACAAGATTAAAGTCACGGAAGAGGCAGACGGCTCAGCCGTTATTGACCTTCCTGACAGCATTGAAAGCCCTGACGAACAGGAAGACGACCGCGACATGGCGGCTGGCGGCTCTGCTGACGACCACGGTGACGACGATGTTGCCCCCGAGGACGAGACAGAGTACCAGCGTGCACGCCGCGAGAAGCGTAAGGCTAAGCGTGAGCTGGCTAAGAAGACAGGCGTAGAGAAGGACATGAAACTCCAGCTCTTGGAACGCAAGAACCAAGAACTCATGGAGCGTTTGTCCGTTGTGGAGCGTAAAACGCACTCCGCAGACCTCGCCCGTATCGACAAGGCTATTGAAGACCAAGAACTTCGCTTGCAGTACGCCAAGATGAAGATCTCTGAGGCGGCAAGCGCTTCGGACGGTCACGCCATGGCAGAAGCCCAAGAGATGATGTACGAAGCCCGTCGCCAGATGGAAGCTTTGTCCAACTTCAAGAAGGCGGCTGTAGAGCCTCGCCAGACCCAAGGAAACGTCCCAGATCCACGCCTGCAACGCTTGGCGTCGAACTGGATGGAGAAGAATGATTGGTATGACCCGAACGGTCGGGACACCGATTCCAAGATTGCAAAGCAGATTGACGAGACGCTAGTTTCAGAGGGTTGGGATCCAACTTCACCTGACTACTGGAATGAACTCGATAATCGCTTGCATAAGTACTTGCCACACAAGTACAATGACAGCACGGACGTACGTTCGTCTACTAAGAGACCAAGGAGTGTTGTAACAAGTTCTGGTCGCGAAAGCGTCAACGGAAGCACCAACAGGAACACATTTGTTTTGAAACCAGAACAAGTGCGTGCTATGAAGGATGCAGGCTTTTGGGATGATCCCGACAAGCGATCCAAGATGATTAAGCGATATGCGCAAGAAGCTCGAAACAACTCTTACTAAGGAAACAAGTATGACCGAATCACGTTTGAAAAAATCTCTGAACGCAGGTGGACGCAATGATCGCGCAAGCGAGGACGCAAGTCGCGCCGCTCCAGAAACAAAGTTCGTAAGCTCACAGGAACGTCGAAAGATGTGGAGTGATGAATGGAACCAATCAGCACTGCCGAAAGTACCAGAGATGCCGGGCTGGCACCTCATTTGGCTTTCAACAACCAACGCATACGACACCATTGACAAGCGTGTTCGTCTAGGCTACATCCCCGTGAGAGCGGATGAGATGAAGGGCTTCGACAACTACAAAGTCAAGGCTGGCGAACACGTTGGATACATATCATGCAACGAGATGTTGCTGTTCAAATTGCCCATGGATGTCTACCAAGACGTTATGGCGCAACTGCACTACGAAGCTCCCCAAGAAGAAGCGGACAAAGTCCGTGTACAGCTTGAGAATCTTCAAGGTCAGCGTGACAGCAGTGGCAAGTCGCTGGTACGTGTTGAAGGCGATGGTATGGGTAGGTTTGACCAATCTCAATCTAATCGCGCCCCAATTTTTGAGGGCTAACTTCTAAGGAGTAAGACTATGTCTGCTACAAATGCTCCGTTCGGTTTGCGTCCTGCGTACCACCCATCTGGGTTGGATCGCGCAACTGCGTTGGCTGACGGTATTCTCTCGACTTATTCGACCAACATCTTGAAGGGTCAGCCCGTCAAGTTGGACACCTCTGGTGTTATTCAGGTTGCCGCCGCTGGCGATGCGTTCTTGGGCGCATTCTCTGGTGTTGAGTGGACTGACACAACTGGTCGTCGCCGTGTATCGAACTACTGGCCTGCATCTACTGCATACCAGACAGGTTCATGCATCGCTTATTACTATGATGATCCCAACATCGTTTACGAAGTTCAAGCCGCTGGTTCACTGGCGCAGACTTCTGTAGGCGCTGAGGCGGATTTGAGCAACACAACTGATGGTTCAACAACCACTGGTTTGTCTCAGTGCACATTGTCAACCACCCTCGCGGCGGCTGGCTCTGGCGCTCAAATGCGAATCATCAATCTCGCTCCGTACCCCGGCAATGCTTGGGGAGACTCTTTCACTATCGTTCGCGCAACTGTGGCTAAGCATCAATATGCCCAGATCGCGTCTGGTGGTGGTTACCCCGTAGCTATCTAATAGGAGGACATGAACCATGGCCGCTCCAATGCGCAGTACCGACTTTCGTAGCATCGTCGAACCAATCTTGAATGAATGTTTTGACGGTGTCTACGACCAACGTGCCGATGAATGGTCTCGTGTTTTCACGGAACAAGAAGGCATCCCACGCAACTACCACGAAGAACCCGTCTTGTACGGTTTCGGTGCCGCACCTCAGTTGCCTGACGGCACTCCTGTGTCGTACCAACAAGGTGGTGTGTTGTTCTTGAAACGCTATGTGTACTCTGTGTACGGCTTGGCATTCGCTTTGACCAAAGTTTTGGTTGAAGACGGTGACCACATCCGTATCGGTCAGGTGTACGCACGTCACTTGGCTCAGTCTTTGATTGAGACCAAAGAGACATTGTCTGCTAACGTGTTGAACAACGCCTTCACTGGCGGTGCTACAGCAGGTGGCGACGGCGTTGCTTTGATTGCAACCAATCACCCAATCGTGAACGGTACATTCAGCAACCAATTGGCTACAGCCGCCAATCTGTCACAGACATCGCTTGAGCAGATGTTGATCCAGATTCGTCAAGCTGTGGACAACAACGGTAAGAAAATTCGTTTGGTGCCCCGCCAGTTGGTGGTCGCCCCCGGCAACGTCTTCCAAGCTGAAGTTCTGTTGAAATCCGTCTTGCGTGCTGGTAACGCAAACAACGACATCAACCCTGTCAAGTCCATCGGTTTGTTGGACGAAGGCGCGGCTGTCTTGTCACGTTTGACCAACGCATCGTCATGGTGGGTACAAACCGACGCTCCTGAAGGCATGAAGCTGATGATGCGTCGTAAGCTCGAGAAGACTATGGAAGGCGACTTCGAAACTGACTCTATGCGCTATAAAGCGACAGAGCGTTACGACGTGGGCTTCACTGATCCTCGTGCAATGTACGGCACTGCTGGCGTCTAAACCCAAGTGGGGGCTTCGGCCCCTACGTTTTAAGGAGAAAAGACAATGGCACAAACCTATTTTGGTTCTACCCTGCGTGCAGGTTCTGGCACATTGACTGACACTACTGATGGCGGTTTCGTCGTCATGACTCAGACAACTACTGTCACAACCGCCGCCGCAGGCACTGCTACTAGCTCAACACTGACTCTTCCTGCTTCCTCACAAATCATCAGCATTTTTGCTGACATGGTTGTGGACGAAGTGGTTGGTGGCGGTACAGCTACTGCAATTGCAATGACCGTTGGCACAGCCGCCGCAGGTACACAATACGTGTCCTCGACTGATGTGTTTGCAGGTGGTCGCGCCGCCTTAACCTTCACAGCCGCTCAGTTGCTCGCAATGAGCGACATTGGTAGCAATACCTCTGTCGTCGTTACGCTTGACCCTAACGGCACGATCAGCACAACACAAGGCGTTATTCGCCTGACCGTTGTGTATGCTCAGAAAGTCTAAGGAGCACAATCATGGGTCAATTTAAGCCAATGGTCAAAATGGAGACCACAGAGCCTTCAATCGAATTGAAGCTCAAAAAAGGCGGATCCGTTAAAAAGGCAGACGGCGGAATGATGGGTGCGCCTATGGGCTCTTCCATGGGTTCTGCTATGCCTGCTCGTGGCGGCATGATGCCCGTCGCTCGTCCTAAGCGTCCTACTATGGCGGCACGTCGTGCGGCTATGTTGGGCATGAAGGAAGGTGGCGAGTCCAAGGGTGAGCACAAAGCTGAGATGAAGGCCCTCAAAGGCATTAAGTCTGAGCTGAAGTCTCACGAAGGCAAACCAGCAAGCAAGGCCCACAAAGGTCTGGCTACTGGTGGCATTGCCAAGTCGACGAAGCCTGCTGGTTACGCCACGGGCGGCGTTGTCAATGGTCAAGGCGGCTACAAAAAGGGCGGCATCATCAACACCGAAAAACAAGGTGGCGAGTACCGCAACACCAAGATGGACACAGCTAAACCTGACACTAACTCCGCCCCCACAGGCGAAGTAAAGATGGGCAACGCTGGTGGCTACAAAAAAGGCGGTGCGGCAAAAAAGCACTACGCTACGGGGGGAGCTGTTAATAACAGCGGTCACGCCGTAGCCTACCCAGCAAAAAAGCCGTCTGCCCCTGTCAGCAATGATCGTCAATCTGGCACCTTTAAAAAGGGTGGCAGTGTGACTCCAGCCGAGAAGAAACTGCAAAGTAACTTCAAGTCTGAGAACGCAACAGCGATGAAGCAAGCGAAAGCCCAGAGCAACCTGAAGTATCAATCTGGCGGGAAAGTAACTGACCTTTCCAAAGGCGCTTACGACAAATCAATCGGCCCATCTGAGGAAGACATGAGCATGGCTAAAACCATCCGTGACATCCCTAGCAAGCTGTATGAGGGTGCGAAGAGTCTGTTTACTAGCAAGGACAAGCCTGCTGGCTCTGTCACCAAGACTGAGAAGTCCGTGACAGTATCTCCTGCTAAGAAACGTGGTGGATCAGTTAAGTGCTGAACCTAAGTGGGGGCTTCGGCTCCCACTTTTAAATGGAGAATCGCATGAAAGTGCAAACAGTTTCGAAGACGGGTACTGGATCTAGTTCCGCTTTGGTGATGAATACGAATATCAGCCCCTTCAATGTGGGCTTTGGTGTTGTGGCGACTGGCACGGTCAACTATACCGTCCAGCACACTTTTGATGACCCTGCTGTGGGTTTTACGACTTGGTTCAGCCATCCTACGATTGCCAGCAAGACTGACAACCAAGATGGTAACTATGCGTTCCCTGTGACTGGTATCAAGGTTCTGGTGAACTCTGGTGCTGGTACAGCGACCTTGAACCTCATCCAAGCAGGTATTTGATATGCCTTATGTTGGTTACACAGGCGTAGCCAATCAAGCAAATACCAGCGATGGGTTTGCTTTAAATGTGACTGCCGCAAACGTGGTGGGATCAACCCCGGGCGACGACGTAGGGGACAACGGAGTTGTTGACCTCTATGGCGGTGCGGCACGGACTAAGTTTTACATTCTGATGGAAAACTCAGGATACGTCTTGCAAGAAGACAATAGCAAAATTGAACTGGAGAGCAACTAATGGCTGACCAAAAAATCTCGGCAATGCCCAGTGCGGCAACGCTTACAGGCGCTGAACTTGTTCCTCTGGTTCAATCTGGCGGGAACGTCCAAACAACTCTGTCTACGCTGACTACATTTACCTATGGTGCAAATGCGGCGTTTGAAGACTACACGAACCAAAACCTTGTAACTGCAAACACTCCTGCTGTCGTGACTTTTAACACCACGAGCTGGGCAACAGGCATTACGTTGGTCTCTGGTTCTCGGCTTACCGTTACCAAAGCTGGCAAGTACAACTTCCAGTTCAGCATTCAGTTTGGCTGTACTAGCGTTCAGTTGCAAGACATCTACGTTTGGTTGCGTAAAAACGGAACCGACATTGGTGGATCTACTGGCTTGGTATCAGTTCCAAACAGCCACGGTAGCGTCGATGGTCATGCTATTGTTGGCTGGAACTTCTTCCTAGATCTTGCGGCAAACGACTACATCCAGTTGGTTTGGACTTCGGCAAGCACGACAGTTAACATTAGAACCCTTGCCGCTGGCGCAAGCTGGCCCTCCACCGCATCTGTGGTGATGACAATCAATCAGGTGGCATGATGCCTAGCAAGTCCGCCGCCCAACACAAGCTGATGCAAGCCGCCGCCCACACAAAGGGTGGCTTTGGTGGTGTGCCCCAGAAGGTCGGCAAAGAGTTTGCCAAGGCTGACAAGGGCAAAGAATTCAAGGAAGGTGGCCTCTATGCCAACATTCATGCAAAGCGCGAAAGAATCGCTGAAGGCTCTGGCGAGAAAATGCGCAGAGCAGGTAGCAAAGGTGCGCCAACTGCGAACGCTTTTAAAGAGTCAGCCAAAACAGCCAAAATGAAGAACGGTGGCCCTAGCTTGGCTATCGGTCGTGGCGAGAAGCTTCCTGCTGACAAGGGTGCTGGTTTGACCGCAAAAGGTCGTGCCAAGTACAACCGTGAGACAGGATCAAATTTAAAGGCTCCACAGCCCCAAGGCGGTGCCCGTAGGGACTCGTTTTGCGCGAGAATGGAGCCTGTGGCAGAAAAGAGCGAAAAGGGCAGTAGATCGCGTGCATCGATGCAACGGTGGAATTGCCCCGGCTGGTAAGAGGAATCAACAATGGCGTACTCCGACACATACGGTCAAACAGTTAATGTCCAAACCCTGATTGATCATGGTGCGAGACGTGCTGGCAAATTGGCTGAAGAGCTGACCTCTGAGCAACTTGTCTCCGCTCGTCAGTCTCTTGGCTTTCTTTTGCAGAACCTGATCAACATCGGGATCCAGTATTTCGCCATCGATAAGATCGTTTTGGGCGCTTCTGCGAACAATTACATATACACCCTGCCTGCTGGTGCAAACGACGCTCTAAACGTGCTCTATCGCACGATGAACCGCCCTGATTGCAGTTACACCAGCTCAGCAGGCGGTACTGTGGCTAACGTTGGTGACAATGACGTCGACACGTACTGCCAGCAGACAAGCGCAAACGGCAACATTTCAGCCAATTTTGGTACAAACCAAGACATTTATGCTGGCTCCATCGGTATCTTGCCCTACGTGGCAGGTGGTGGTAGCGCAACATGGACGCTGACCCTCGAATATTCGACAGATAACAGCACATGGTCGACGCTTGAGAGCCTCGGAACGGTGACTGTGACTGACAACCAGTGGATTTGGACGGATATAAACCCGGGGCAAGCTGTCCAGTATTACCGTGTCCGCGCCTCTGGTGGCACAACCTTGGCTTTGCGTGAGTTTTACGTTGGAAACAACTCAACCGAGATCACAATGTCTCGTTTGAACCGCGACGACTACACAAACCTGCCAAACAAGAACTTCACAGCGAACCAACCCTTCCAATTCTGGTTTGATCGCACAATTCCACTGCCCTCACTGTATCTGTGGCCTGTCCCTAGCGACCCATTCGTGCAGATCACGGTGTGGTACAGCAAGCAGATCATGGACGTTGGTGCGCTGACAGACGAGCTGTACATCCCAACACGCTGGTATGAGGCTACTTTGATGATGCTGGCTCACAGGATGAGCCTCGAGTTGCCCGGTGTTGACATGGCACGCATCCAGTACCTCGAGGGCCAAGCCGAAAAGTATCTGAACATGGTCGAACAAGAAGAACGCGATAAGTCACCCATCTACTTCGCCCCTAACATCTCGGTGTACACAAGATAATGCCAGTTTTTCTCGATACCCGTGGGCTTTCAACTTTGTCTATTGCTATTTGCGATAGATGCAAGATGAAGCGTGCCCATGCGGAGATGAGAGCTGACCCGAATTTCCCCGGCCTCCAAGTCTGTGGGCAAGGTTGTGCAGATGAGATCGATCCCTATAGACTACCAGCCCGTAAAACTGAGAGAATAACGATCAGATTCCCACGTCCTGACGTGAGCGTTGCCGCCAATGACAACAACATTGTCACTACCCAAAACGGTATCACTGGTGGTAGCTTCATCATCTCGACCGAAGGCAATACTCAGGATCCTGAGAATAACGGTAACAATGACCAACTGAGCCCATGATATGTCCGCACAAGTAACGATTACCCAACTCCCACAGGCTGGCGCGATTACGGGCACGGAGCTCGTTCCTATCGTTCAAAATGGTCAGACCGTACAGACAACCACGTCCGCGATCTCATCATCGCCTAACCAAACACAGACGTTCCTGACGCTCAACCAAGAGCCAACACTTGCCAACAGCCGAGCGCTGTCTGGCGGTACTGGTGTAGGTTTGGTTGATGGTGGCGCTCAGTCTACCCTTCAGATCACCCTAAATGGCGTCTCAGGAAGCCTTGAATCGTCCTCCAACGGCATGATTGCCAAAACTGGTGGCGCGGTAACAGGACGTACATTTCAGACGTCTGGAAGCGGTTTAAGCATCTCCAACCCTGATGGCGTGTCTGGTAACCCAACCTTCCAGCTAACAGGCGTTGCCGCATCTATTGCCGCGCTGTCTGGTACGGGTGTTCTGGCTCTGACTTCTAGTGGTACGGCTGTTACTGGTCGTGACCTGCTTGGGACGTCTGGTCAGATCACAGTCACGAACGGTGATGGATCTGCTGGTAACCCAACATTTGCGATTACGGATAACCCAGCGTTGCCCGGCTCCGCTGGCGTAGTCCTACCCTCTGGAACCACTGGTGACCGCGCAGTATCCCCAACCAACGGTACGCTTCGCTACAACACAACCATTGCGTTGCTTGAGGCTTATTTGAACGGTGCTTGGACGTCATTGGCTTCTGGTTCTGGCGTTACATCTATTCTGACTGGCACTGGTCTGACAGGTGGCCCGATCACCTCCACAGGCACAATCTCAATTGCCGATACCGCTGTGACTGCTGGTTCATACGGTGCGGCATCCAAGACCCTGACAGCCACAGTTAACGCTCAAGGTCAGTTGACAGCAATGGCTGAGACGCCTATTGCAATCGCCAACACACAGATCACTGGCTTGGGGACTATGTCCACGCAAGACGCTAATGCTGTGGCGATCACTGGCGGAACAATCAGCGGCGCTTCAGTATCTAGCGCTACGGTTACTGGTAGCACTGTTGACAACACTTCAGTTGGTGCGACAACGCCATCTACTGGTGCGTTCACATCGGTCGCCATGACCTCTGGAACGATCACCACCGCTCCAACAACTGGCAACGATATTGTCAACAAAACCTATGCTGATGCGATTGCTTCAGGTATTAACTTCCACCAGTCATGCCGATTGGCAACGACTACAGCTCTAGCGGCTAATACGTACAACAACGGCTCGTCTGGTGTTGGTGCGACGTTGACTGCGAATGCTAATGGTGCTTTAAGCATTGACGGTGTAGCAGTTGCGGCAACCAACCGTGTCCTGATTAAGAACGAAGCCGCGCAAGCTAACAATGGCGTGTACACGGTCACTCAGACAGGTTCTGCTGGTGCTCCGTACATCCTGACCCGTGCGACTGACTTTGATTCTTCAGGCGTAGGCGTAGATCAGATTGATGCTGGTGACTTCTTCCTGATCACCGCAGGCTCTACCCTAGCAAATACCTCATGGGTACAGCAGACACCACTACCTATTGTTGTCGGCACAACAGCAATTGTTTTCCAACAGTTCGGTGCGCCTTTGACGTACTCTGCTGGCACTGGTCTGAATGAGTCGCCAGCCTACACGTTCAATATCGCCAACACAGCGGTTACGTCTGGCTCCTACGGTGGGGCGGCTACTGTTCCAACATACTCAGTCAATGCCCAAGGTCAACTGACTGCGGCGGCTGATGTTTCTATTGCAATTGCTGGATCACAGATCACTTCAGGTTCTGTTGCTCCTACAGTTGGTGGCACTGGCATCACGTCATTTGCTGTTGGTGACTTGCTGTTTGCAAACACCACAACAACCCTTGACAAGCTAACTGTAGGTGCTTCGACGTATATCCTTACATCGAACGGAACTGCGCCTCAGTACACCAACCCTGCATCAATCACTGTGGGTGCGGCTACAACTGCTACGACAGCCACAACAGCAACAACTGCGACAAACATTGCAGGCGGTGCGGCAAGTCAAATTGCGTATCAAACTGGTGCTGGAGCGACAGGCTTTATTGCCAACGGAACGGCAGGTCAAGTATTAACATCGGCGGGTTCTTCGACACCCGTATGGTCAGGCATCTCAGGAGGAACCTTCTAATGGCACAAACAGGCTACACACCCATTCAGCTTTACTACAGCGCGACAACAACAAACGCGCCCACAGCAGGCAATTTAGCCGCTGGTGAGTTGGCAATTAACACAGCCGATGGTAAGCTCTTTTACAAAGACAGCTCTAATGCGGTGCAAGTCATTGCGTGGAAGACAACGCCAGTTTCTGCTGGTGGTACAGGATCCACAACGCTGACAGCAAACAACGTGCTGTTGGGTAACGGAACCTCTGCTTTGCAAGCTGTTGCGCCAAGCACTTCAGGCAACGTCTTGACCTCTAATGGCACAACTTGGGTATCCCAAGCGCCAGCGGCAAGTGGTATTTCAACTGGTAAAGCCATTGCGATGGCGATGATTTTCGGATTCTAAGGAGCTATAAATGGCAAACCCAAATATCGTTAACGTAACGGTCATCAATGGAACCACGGCGTACATTTCGCCATCCGTGACCACAGCCGTTGCAACATGGACATACGCTGACCCAAGCACGAGCGGTACTGTCTCGTTGCCCGGTCTGAACCCAGCGTCAGGTACTGTGAACAAGATCAACAACATCGTTGCATCTAACGTCACATCCTCTGCTGTTGCTGTGACCGTTGCGGTATCGAACAACTCTGTTTTTGCAAGCGGTACACCCTACTACATTGCATACCAGATCAGCGTTCCTGCTAACTCTTCACTGATCATTGTGGACAAGACAACATCGTTCTACGTCACTCAATATCAGTCAGTTGGTGTGACCGTTGGAACCGCGAATGCGATAAACTTCACAGCATCATTTGAAGCAATCACATCACCATAATTAGGAGCATCCTATGTCGATGCGATACAAAGGCAGTCGTCTATCAGCCACTGCGAATACGCCAACTAGCTTGACGGCAAGTGGGGCGTGGACGCTCCAACAGCAAATGCAAGCCAATGGCACGAGCACATGGCCTTTCGTGCGTGATCCGCAGTTCAACTACGTGACCATGTTGTTGCATGGTGATGGCTCTGCTGGCGCTAATAACGGCTCTGGTGGCGGCGCTACGCCTACTGTGACAGCGTTCAATACTGACGCATCGACAAACAACTTTAACGTCACCATCAACGGTGATGCACGGTCTAATAACTTCAGCCCATATTTAGGCACTGGCTACTACAGCAACTACTTTGATGGTACAAGCGGTCAATATTTGAACGCGCCAGCAAATACTGTTTTCAACTTTGGTACTGGTGACTTTACTGTTGAGGCTTGGGTCTATCCAACATCCACCTCTGGTACTCGACCAATCATTGAAATACGCACAACTGGCGGCGCAAATGGTTTTGCACTTCTTAGCCAGTCTGGTGCTACAACATTAAACGTCTATACAAATACTGCATTTGTAGGCGCATCTACAAATTCATTGACTTTGAATGCATGGAATCATGTTGCGTTAACACGTAGCACAAACACATGGACATACTGGATCAATGGTGTTTCTGGTGGCTCATTTACAAACTCATCTACTCAGAGTGATGGTGGTACTACTGGCCCCAAAATTGGTGGCTCTACAACCTCTGGTGAAATTTGGATTGGGTACATATCCAATGCAAGGATTACAAAAGGGGGCGCTCTTTATACGACAACCTTCACGCCAAGCACGACACCACTGACAACCACTGTTTCATCAGGAACAGTTTCTTTGTTGACAAGTCAAAACAACCGCTTCATTGATAACAGCGTCAATGCCTTCACCATTACTGTGAATGGCACACCACAAGTAGCCACCGCACAACCATTCGCTTTGCCAAGCAGTGTGGCGACATACGGCTCTGGGTACTTTGATGGGACTGGTGACAGCTTGAAGGTTGCGTATGGCTCTCAAATGAACCTGACCAACCAAGATTTTGCTATCGAGTTCTGGGCCTACGTACCTTCTGCGCTAGTAAACAAGAATTTTCTGTGCCAAGACCAAGGCTATTACCAGCTTGGCTTCTTTGTTGACGCAAGCAATAACCTCACTGCTTATTCATACGAAGCAAGCACAGCGCTTAACTTTTCAGTCAGTTTTGGTTCTGTTCCTGTCGGACAGTGGTTTCATATTGCGTTGACTCGCTCTGGCTCTACTGTTGCTGGGTATAAGAATGGTGCTCGACAAAACACCGCGTCTTTTGCTGGCAGTGTTGGCGCTCAAACAGGTGGTTGGTATATTGCAAGCGGGTACTCAGGCGGAGACAACGTGCCGGGCTACATGAGCGACGTGCGCTTTGTTATTGGTTCAAACCCATACGGTGTTGGAACAACGCTCACAGTCCCAAGTGCTCCTCTGACAGCCATTACAAACACCCAACTGCTCACCACTCAATACAACGGTGGTGGCAACAACAGTGGCTTTAAAGACAGCAGTCAGAACAACTTTGCCATCACACGTAACGGCAATACAACCCAAGGCACATTCACGCCTTATGGTTCTAACTGGTCAAACTATTCTGATGGAAATGGTTACTTGCTTGTTGCAGATAATGCGGCTCTTTCGGTAGGCGCTGGAAATTTCACAATTGAGACTTGGCTTAACCCAGCAAGTTTGCCAAGCGGCGGAAACTATAAAACTGTTTGGTCTAAAAGAACAAGTAATGGAACTACTGGGGGGGCCTCTTTAGTAATAGACTCAAGTGGAAATTATTTGTTTTTTGTTGCGTCAGGAACGGGAACATGGGGAATTTCTGGCACTTCTTCTGGTCAAACAGCATCTATTGGTTCTTGGCAACATTTAGCAATGGTGCGAAGCGGAAACAATTTAATTCTTTATAAAAATGGTGTCGCTGGAACAACAGTAACATTAAACTTTACCGTGGCGGATGCTAATGCAATGTCAATTATGGCTGGTTCTGCCGCTGGCGGACAGGTGGTTGACGGGTACGTCTCTAACTTTAGATTGGTTAAAGGCACAGCAGTATATACAAGCGCATTTACCCCAAGCACAACTCCACTGACTGCAATCTCTGGAACAAGTTTGCTAACCTGTCAAAGCAATCGTTTTATAGACAATAGTGGCAATGCTTTAACAATCACGCCAACTACTTCACCAAGCGTACAACGCTTCAACCCATTTGGTACTTCTACCGCCTACTCCACAAGCGTGATTGGTGGGTCAGGGTATTTTGATGGTAGTGGTGATTATTTGACCGCACCTAGCAATTCAGCTTTTGCTATGGGTACTGGTGACTTTACTATTGAATGTTGGATAAACACCCCTCTTGTAAATGCCAATAATGATGTAATTATTGAATTGCGTTCAAGTGGTTCAACAAGCACAGGTTTTGTTTTTAACATGAATCCAACTGGTGTTGGTTATCAGTTAAATTTCTATACCGATGGTGGATTTAACTTAGGCTCAACTGTTCTTAACTACAATGTTTGGAATCATGTTGCTGTTACTAGAAGCGGAACAACTGTTAGATTGTTTTCTAATGGCGCAGTAAGTGCAACATTTACAAAAGCCAATAACTTTTCTGACACTCCAACACCATACATAGGTGTTTCACCCTTGTATAGCCCATCAAATTTACTTGGCTATATGGCTGATTTGCGAGTTGTCAAAGGCACGGCACTTTATACATCTGCGTTCACACCACCAACAGCACCACTGACACCGACAGCAAACACATCACTGTTACTGTCTACCACCAACTCAGCCATCTTGGATCAATCCATGATGAATGACTTGGAGACACTTGGTAACGCACAGATCAGCACAAGCGTGGTGAAGTACGGTACAGCGTCGATGTATTTTGATGGTACGGGTGACTATCTAATAGGCAGACCAAACTTAACTGGCGTATTTGGCACTGGTGATTTCACAATTGAGGCGTGGGTTTATACAACTGTATCAAGTGGGACGCAGTGTGTCTTTGATACGCGAACGACCGATGCATCTGCTACTGGTTATTTTTTCGGGCTGTATTCATCAAATGCCATTTTGTTTTATGCTAGTGGTGTCGTTCTATCTGGAGGCACGGTTACGGCAAATACATGGACGCACATTGCGGCAGTTCGCAGTGGAACTACAGTAACGCTATATGTAAATGGAAGTAGCGTTGCATCAGGAACCAGAAGCAATAATTTTACTGATACCAATGTGCAAATTGGCTCGTCAATACTTGTTGCAGGATCAACTGCCAATTATTTCAGTGGTTACATTGATGATCTTAGAGTTACAAAGTACGCTCGGTACACTACGACATTCACGCCTCCAACACAGGCTCTACCAAACGGATAAAGGATAAAAGATGAGCGAAAAGTATCCCGGCGGTTTTGTAACCTACAACCCACCAACACCCTCACAGACGTCCGCTACAGGCATCTGGACGCTGTCACAGCAGGAGCAGTACCAACAAGCTGGTCTGTGGCCTAACTCGCCTTCACAGGTCAGCCGTTCGTTGCGTTTCAATCAAGCAGATTCAACGTCATTGAGCCGAACACCTACGTATTCAGGCAACCTCAAAACTTGGACATGGAGCGCTTGGGTCAAAAGAACAAATTTGTCTGATTATCAGTACAACCTGTTTGGTGCTAGCGTTACTAGTGCTAATTACGATGAGTTTCGGTTCAACACGTCAGACCAGTTTCGTTTCTTTATGGTTAGTAGCTCATCAGTTGTTCTTGATCTGATCACTACGCAAGTATTCAGAGATCCTTCTGCTTGGTACCATTTGGTCGTTGCCTATGACTCAACTCAGGCGACGAGTTCTAATCGCGCAAAACTGTATGTAAATGGCGTACAGGTTACTTCGTTTGCCACAGCAACGTATCCATCGCAAAACCAAAATACAACCATAAACAGCAATGCTCTAACCAGAATTGGACTTAGCCAATCTGGTTTCTTGTTGAATTGCTACATGGCAAACGTACAGTTTGTCGATGGTCAAGCCCTAGACCCAACATCATTCGGTGAATACAACGTCAATACAGGTGTATGGCAACCACTACAGAAGAACCTGACGTATGGCACGAACGGGTTCCAGTTGACGTTTAACGACAACACCAACACAACAGCTACGACGCTTGGTGCTGACTCGTCTGGTAACGGCAACAACTTCACGCCATCAAACTTCAGCGTGACTGCTGGCGCTGGCAACGACTCAATGGTTGACAGCCCAACATCGTATGGAACTGATACTGGTGTGGGTGGGACTGTGCGGGGGAATTACTGCACATTGAATCCTTTGGATAAAGAATCCAGTATCACTTTGGCAAATGGGAATCTTGATGTCACCGCTAGTGGTACATGGGTGTCTGTGCGTTCAACTTTTGGAATGACGAGTGGAAAATGGTACTGGGAAACCACTTTCAATGGCTTCCAAATAATGATTGGTATCGGAACTTCAGCGGCTACTTTGTCCAATTACATTGGTTCGGATACAAACGGATGGGCATATTACTTTGGTGGTCAGAAATATACAAATAGCACTGCTACTGCCTATGGTGCAAGTTACACGACAGGAGACATTATTGGCATTGCATTTGATGCTGATACAGGAAGTTTAACTTTTTACAAAAATGGCACAAGTCAAGGTGTGGCATTTACTGGCTTAACATCAGGCCCGTATTTCCCTGCGCTTGGTTTAAATAACGCAACACCAAACATCAACTTCGGTCAACGCCCATTTGCCTACACAGCCCCATCAGGCTTCAAAGCACTTTGCACACAGAACTTGCCTACGCCTACCATTGGTGCGACTACTGCGACTCAGGCGGGTGCTTATTTCACCCCATCGTTATTTGCTGGTGCGGCTTCAGCCAACATTACAGTATCAGGTCTTGCTTTTCAACCATCTTTAATTTGGTTCAAAAGTCGGTCTGCCGCAGAAAACAACATTGTTATTGATGCCGTTCGTGGTGGCACAAAGAATCTAATTACAAACTCAACTGCGGCTGAGGGTACGGCTGGAACTGCACTTACGTTCAATGCAGATGGCTACACTGTTCCCGCAGGTTATTTAACTAATGGTGCAACTTATGTTGGTTGGTCTTGGAGTGGTGCTGGTTCAGGCTCAACCAACACAGCAGGGTCAATCACTTCAACAGTAAGCGCAAACACTACAAGTGGATTTAGTGTGGTGACTTATACCAATGCTTCATCAGGAACTGTTGGGCATGGGCTCGGTGTTGCACCCGCAATGGTGATTTACAAAGACAGAACAAATGTAACAAACTGGGTTGTGTTGCATCAGTCCTTGGCAAATATGTCAAACTCTTATCTGACATTAAATACAACAAATGCGGTTGCAAGTGGTATCTCTCTTGGTGGTAATCCAACATCAAGTGTTATTTACACAAACACTAACATTATTCAAAATGGTGCGGCATCTGTCGCCTACTGCTTTGCAGAAGTAGCAGGGTATAGCAAGTTTGGCTCTTACACAGGCAATGGTTCTACTGATGGCCCATTTGTTTTTACAGGTTTCAGGCCTGCTTATGTAATGTTCAAAAGAACAGATGTTGCAAACGATTGGGTTATAAATGACGCAACAAGAAGCGCATATAACCAAACAATAAATGTTTTATACGCCAACGATTCGGCCGCTGAAAATACAACTGGTGCAGGAAATTCCATAGATATTCTTTCTAATGGGTTTAAATTACGCCAGACTAATAATGGCTCAAACGCTTCTGGTGGGACATACATCTTTATGGCGTTTGCCACGTCCCCATTCAAGTATTCTTTAGCGAGGTAACTCATGTACGCATTTGTAAAAAACGGAAACGTAACCCAAGTTGGAGAACTCGTTGTTCTCTCAGCAGGTTTATTTGTTCAACCTACAGGCGATGCGTATGACGCATGGGCTTATGAAAACGGTGTGTTCCCCATCGTTGAGGGTGAACAGAAAGACCAGCGCTTCTACTGGGTGACCTTTGACAAGCACGAATTTGATGTGGACAAGGTTGTTCGTACCTACACCAACACAGCCAAGGCTTTGGAAGACGTCTCAGAAACGCCTGAAGGCGCTACAGAGCCTGTGGTGACCAAAGGTCTAAAGTCACAGTGGATCGCCCAAGTTAAAGCCACAGCAGGCTCTTTGTTGTCTCAGACTGACTGGTACGTGTACCGTAAGTTTGAACGCATGGTTGACATTCCTGAAGACGTAGCTACAGCTCGTGCCGCTATCGTTGCTGAATGCAATCGCCTCGAAACAGCGATCACCGAAGCTACTGACGTGGAGGCTCTCATTGCTGTTGTTCAGGCTCAAAACTGGACAGCGTGATGGACTCTGTAGAGACGAAGCTTGCCGTGCATGAGGCTATTTGCACTGAGCGATACAACAGTATTGATCGCTCTTTGCGTGATGGGGACAAGCGCATGACAAAGATCGAGTACTTGCTGTATGCGGTGATGATCTGTGTGCTGTTTGGCCCCGGGGTGGCTGGCGAGTTCGTCAAAAAGCTTTTGGGGCTGTGACATGTGGGATTGGGTGGAAGCTATCGTAGCCGCCATCACAGTCACCTTCTTTGTGATCTTTTGCACATACGTTATTGCATGGGCTGGGATATGGTAAATGCGTTGGCTACTTCTCCCACTGATGCTGTTACTAGCAGGTGCGACAGCGAAGGACATGTGCCTTGTGTCGGACTTCTATGTCCTGTCGTGGACGATACACAACCCGTCCGAGAGACACCAAAAACTTTCGCAGTGGCTCACCACAAATGGCACAAGTTGCAGTTCGGAGCAGTTGGTAGCGATTTGGAACAATCTGTCGGAGTGGGCAGGTGTTGCTGACAGCGCAGAACTACGTGGGAAAGTTTTGTTTTACTACGCGAGGGCGGTTGAGCTTGAGAAAAAATGATTCAGCTTCGCAAATGGTATCCGTTTGTGTTTCCCACTCCATACGATGTCAAGGCAATAGCCGCCGAGAAAAGAGCGGAACGACTGGAGTATGAGTACAAGTTGGCTGTGGAAGCTGAGAAGGTGAACAAAGCTGTTGACGCACTTGAGATCGAGTTGTACAACAAACGAGCACGGCAAAATACAATTGAGTTGGAAATATTCAACAACACAAGACGGTTTGACAAATACGTATGAGGATTTATGGTCACTAAAAAAGCTCCAGCCAAGGTCGCTCCAGTTAAGCGGCGCACACCAAAGCCCAAACCAGCGGTCGTAGAGGCTCCTGCACCCAAACCCTCGACTGATGCAATTGGTCGCGTCACAGACCTGATTAAGTGGGTTGACAGCCCTTTTAAGCTGTTCACAGTGATCCTGTTGAGCTTCTTGGCCTTCGCTGGCTACTTCGCTTGGGATTCGCGTCAAGTGATCCTGCACGCCATCCAAAACCAAGACAACATGCCTCAGCTTGTCAAACAAGACGAATTGATTGAGCCTGCACAGAGCTTGATGAAGGACGTGGACGGTTTGATTGTGCTGGTTCACAAGGCTAACCTAGCCACCAACTCACGCACGACCATGCTGGCGCTCAATTCTGATGGCTCACGCGAGAAAAAGATGGAAGGCACTGTGACTTCCTTGTTCAACGCCAGCGCTGATCGTAATGCCGCCATGGTTGCCATGCTCAACGGTGAAGTTCTGTGCGAAGAGTTCAGCCCATCCTCCAAAGTTGGTGAGTGGGGAGCCAAACAGGGCGTGAAGTTTATGTGCCGTGGCTCCATCCCCCCTGATATGGGCAAGTTTGCAGGCTACGTGGCTGTTGGCTTCAAGGAAAAGCCCGAAGACATCGCCGCATTGAAGACTCGCATCAACTTGGCGGCAACAGACATGGCGGACGAATAACATGGCACAGTTTGAACCAGCTTTTGAGCTAATGATCAAGGACGAGGGTGGCTACATCCTCCACGACGTCGAGGGCGACACAGGTGGCATGACCTACGCAGGCATCGCCCGTAACAAAAACCCTCAGTGGAGCGGATGGCCTCTGGTCGACAAGAAGGAATTCGGCGGATCTTTGACAGGCATGGTGCGTGAGTTCTACCGCGCTGAGTTCTGGGACAAGATGCGTGGCAATGAGATCACCAATCAAGAGGTTGCCAACACCATTTTTAACTTCGGGGTAAATGCTGGCATGGGCATGGCTATAAAGCTTGCCCAATTGGTCGTTGGAGCTACTCCAGACGGTGGAATTGGTGCAAAAACAGTCGAAAAGCTGAACCTGATCACTGACGGACAGCAGTTCAAACAGGCGTATGCCTTGGCAAAAATAGCCCGTTACGCTGAAATTTGCAACAAAAACAGGACTCAATCCAAGTTCTTGCTTGGCTGGATCAACCGAACACTGAAAGGTCTGGCATGAGCTTGCTTGGCGTAGGATCAATTATTGAGGCTGTCGGCAAGGTTGCTGGCGATCTGGTCACCACTGACAAAGAGCGGATGGAGATGGATCTTGAGCAACGAAAGCTCGACCTAGAAGAGAAGAAAATCGACCAAGCGACTAACTTGGCTCAGATCGAGGTCAACAAGGTCGAGGCGGCGTCCTCTAGCGTGTTTGTGTCTGGCTGGCGACCTGCCATTGGCTGGATCGGTGTTGCCGCTTTGGGCTACCAGTTCTTGCTCTACCCTATGTTTCAGTGGATCTGGAAGTGGGCGCAGGCAACAGGATGGGTTCCAGTAGGTTTGGAGCCTCCTCCAGTCCTCGATGCTGAGCAACTGTGGGTGATCCTGACAGGTATCTTGGGTATCGCTGGTATGCGCTCTGTTGAGAAAACAAAGGGCGTGGCTAGTAAGTAGCCTTGTCACAAGCTAAAAGGCAGACTAAAATGCCCCAACGAATCTACGAGGTGAGAGCATGACGACCGCAAGTGTTATGACCTATGACAGTTTGGTCGAAAATATCCAGTCCTATCTGGAGCGTACTGACGCCGCCACGCTGGACAAGATCCCCCTTTTCATTATGCTGGCTGAGCAGGTTATTGCCTCTCAGATCAAGTTCTTGGGCAACCTGACAGTCAACACCAGCACAATGACCGCTGGTGCAAACGTGATTGACAAGCCTGCCCGTTGGCACAAAACCGTATCTATGAACATCACTGTGGATGGTGCACGCCAGCCTGTTTTAACTCGCAGGTACGAGTACCTCCGTGAGTACTGGCCTAACCCCACACTAGAGGGCACACCAGTCTTCTACTGTGACTATGACTACACCCACTGGATGGTGGCGCCTACGCCTGATGCGGCTTACAACTTTGAGGTCTTGTATTACGAGCGCGTTCAGCCTTTGGACAGCTCTAACCAAACCAACTGGTTCACCATTTACGCACCTCAAGCTTTGCTGTACGGATCTCTCCTTCAGGCGATGCCGTTCCTCAAGAACGATGACCGTATTCCTATGTGGCAGGGTCAATACAAGCTGATCATGGACATCCTGACAGCAGAGGACAAGTTGCGTATTGCAGACCGTCAGGCGGTCGCCAATGACAGTTAAGGACTAACATGAGCTACAACTCACCATTCACAGGCAACGTCATTCAACCGACGGACGTTTCTTATCGTGCCGTTACGCTGAGTGCTAACACCCAGTTACAGTGGCCTATCAACGGCAACGCCACTGACGACTACGCCGCTCGAATCATGCAGGTCACGGCAACGACTACAGGTCTGAGCCTGTACATGCCTCCTGCTGATCAAGCCTCTGTTGGTCAAGATGCCCTAATCCGCAACGTCGGTGCAAATACCTTCACGGTTAAAGACTACGCTGGCGCAAACACAATCATCTCTGTAGCCGCTGGTGAGTCCAAGTACGTCTACATCACAGCAAACCCAACGGTCACAGGCACATGGGGAACCATTGCTTTTGGCACAGGAACCTCTTCTGCTGACGCAGGCACTTTGGCTGGCCTTGGTTTGGTTGCTGATGGCGTTACGCTGAACCAAAGCCACCCTTCTCAGACCTTGGTGGACGCTGGAACCTTTGCAACCACTGACCGTGCTCAGACTTCCGTTTGGACTGGTGGCGCTGGTACTTATACGCTTCCATCGGTTGCAACTCTAGGTAACAACTGGTTCACCCTGTTCAAGAACAGTGGCACTGGTTCAATGGTTATCTCCGCCTCTGACAACATTGATGGCGCATCGACCAAGACATTTGCTCCTAGTGAGTCTGCTTTTATTGTCTGTACAGGAACAACCTACATCACTGTTGGTTACGGCGTCAGCTCACAGTTCTTCTACACCTCTTTGGTGAAGGCTGTGACTTCTGGCTCTTACACCTTGAGCGCCAGCGAAGCATCAAACACCATTCAGACCTACACAGGAACCTTGACTGGTAACGTAACAGTTGTTTACCCACCAGTGGTGAACCTGTACGTGATCAAGAACTCTGTGACCGCTGGTGGCTTTACGCTGACCGTGGGCACTGGCGTAGGAACATCTGTGACCATTCCTTCTGGTCAACAGGTGACTTTGGCGTGCGACGGTACTAACTTCTTTAATGCCAACACGTCTCAAGCTGGTTCTATTACAACCGTATCGTTGAGTGACGGAACCGTAGGTGCTCCTGCGCTAAGTTATGCCTCTGAAACAAACACTGGTTTGTACCGTGCAACGTCTGGCGAGTTCAACACAGCTATCTTGGGTGTTTTGAGATCAACGCTGTCAGCGTCTGGTTTGGCAATTGTTGGTACTGGTAACTTCACGGGTGGTGTTGCTGGGGGCTCGTTCTAATGACCAAAAAAGTCTTTGCTCTCGACACGAAGCCGGGCATCCAGCGCGATGGCACGGTCTTCGACAAAGACTTCTACAACGACGGACGTTGGGTCAGGTTCCAGCGTGGACGCCCTCGCAAGATTGGTGGCTACCGCCAGATCACCGCTGGCCTCTCAGGCCCATCTCGTGGCATCTATGTCAACCCACAGCAAAGCTTTAACAACGTCTTCAGTGGTCACTCACAGGGCTTACAAGTTGTTCCTATTGACAACAACGGCGTAGGCTCTGGCATCACAGACATGACGCTGTCTAACTTCACCGCCTCAGACAACAACCTGTGGCAGTTTGATGCGTTCTATGACGTGAGCGGATCTGGGAATAATTTGTTGTTGGCGCACCCGGGGCAGTCTCTCACCCTCATCGACAACAACATCAACACCCCCGTCTTGGGTGGCGACATCACTGGCACCTCTCTGTCAGCTATTGGCGTATTCACCGAAGTTGCGGCTACGGTTACAAACGGCTCGCCTAACATCACGCTGGCCTCAGCAAACCTTCTGATTGGCGCTGGTCAATCTGTGTCTGGCACTGGTATTCCTGCTGGCGCCACCGTTGTCTCAATTAGCACTACGGCTTTGGTGATCTCCGCCAACGCCACAGCAAATGGCTCGTCTATTACGCTGACCTTTGACAACAACGTATCCGTCTCTGGTGGCGTGGTTACGCTTCACCCTTACGTGTTTGTGTACGGCAACAACGGCTTGATCAGAAACTGCTCAGCAGGAAATATTCAAGACTGGGTCTCTGCTGACGCAAATGAGGTCTCTGTAGCTACTGGAAAGATTGTCCAAGGGCTACCCGTCAGGGGTGGCTCAAACGCGCCTTCTGGGCTGTTTTGGAGCCTTGACAGCCTAATCCGTGTGTCATTCATCGGTGGAGCTGGTACACCTCCCCAGTACTGGCGCTATGACTTGGTTTCTTCTCAGTCGTCTATCCTGTCTTCTCAGTCAGTGATTGAGTACGACGGTATCTACTACTGGTGTGGTGTTGACCGATTCTTGCTTTACAACGGTGTTGTGAAGGAGATCCCTAACTCCATGAACCAGAACTACTTCTTTGACAACCTGAACTACGCCCAGCGCGAGAAGATTTGGGTGTCCAAGGTTCCTCGCTTTGGTGAGATCTGGTGGTTCTACCCTCGTGGCAACGCTACTGAGTGCACAGACGCGATCATCTACAACGTGCGCGAGAACACATGGTATGACGCTGGTCAAGCCATTGGTGCTCGTCGTTCTGCTGGCTACTTCTCGCAGGTCTTCCACTACCCAATCGCGGCGTCTTGGGAAACCAATGAGGTTGGCGGCGTGAACGAAGTCACCCTGACCACCGCTGGTACGTCCTACACAAACGGAACCTACACAAACCAAGCCCTGACAGGCGGAAGTGGCTCAGGCGCTACAGCTACGATTGTGGTGGCTGGTGGTATCGTTACTACGGTCACAATCTACAACAAAGGCGTTGATTATGTTGTTGGTGATACCTTGTCTGCATCAATTCCTGCTGGTTCTGGTTTGGTGATCACTGTGGACGAAGTGGTTGACTTTGTTTCTCTGTGGCAACACGAGATTGGAACAGATGCTGTGCAAGACACAAACGTGCTTGCCATCGAGTCCTACTTCGAGACCAATGACCTTGGCTGGGTATCTGGTGGCCCATCACAACCTAATCCTGTTGGCGAGAACCGTTGGCTACGCTTAGAACGTGTTGAGCCTGACTTCATCCAAGAAGGCGACATGGATTTGTATGTCACTGGTAGCTCTTTTGCTAAGACTGATGACGTGACGACTGGCCCATATACCTTTGCTCCAGAGACGGGCAAGATTGACATGCGTGAGCAACGCCGTGAACTTCGATTGAAGTTTGTCTCTAATGTGGCTGGTGGCGACTACCAACTTGGTAAGGTCGTTCTCGATGCAGACATGGGCGATGTGAGACCATAATGGCAAACGTACTTAACGTCGCTCAGGTCTACGACCCAAGGTATCACAGCTTTGAGTCGTGGGCTTCCCTTATGTGCGAGCTGTATGCTACGCAACAGTTGTCAGTCCCAGACGCAAATACGGATTGGCAATCGTGGGCGGCAGGCTTGAAGGGGATCGACGTGTTTACGAACGAGGGCATCCCTAGCCCCTACAACTACTCCGACTGGCAAGAATGGGCCGAAGCCCTTGTCAACGCTGTCAACCCATCGGTGAACTGATATGGCATTAAAAGACATATACAAAACAAACCTGTTCGAAGACACCGACGACTACTATGGCGGGTACGACACCAGCGCCGACAATAATGTTGGAGCTTTGACCCAAGCTTTTCAACAACCTGTTGACACAAGCGCCCAAGACTACTGGGCACAGCAAGCCGCACTGCAACAAGCGGAGTGGGCGCGTCAGGCAGAAGCCCAGCAGGCTGAGTGGGCAAGATTAGCCGCAGAGCAAGAGGCTAAATGGGCCGCAGACGCCGCCGCACAGCAAGCTGAATGGGATCGTCAAGCCGCCGCCGCTCAAGTGCCCACGGGTGCGCTTGAACAAGCAACTTCTGGCAATCAGTTGTCTGGGAATATTTTGGCTGGTGCAAGTTGGAACAGCTTAAACCCAACACTAGCGGCTGACTTGACCGCATTGAATGGTCAGGCAACTTTTGACGCATCAGTAGGTGGCGCCACAACTGGTGAAACCCTCCAACAGTTAAATGATTACAAAAGTGCTGGCGGTACGTTTGCGCCCGGCTCTACGGTGTTCTTGCAAACAGGTGGTCTTGATCTTGTTTACGGTGAAAACAAAGATGTTATTCAAAATAACATTGATCAAATTGTTTCCACACTTAAACAAGATGGGGTCAATGTTGTTCTTACTGGCTCACCATACGCCGCTTCATTTGAAGATGTAAAAACAAACAACTTCAACCCAGAGCTAGATTCAATTTACACCAACATTGCCGACAAATATTCAAATGTCGCGCTTGTTGACACAATGGGTCAAATTCTTCAAGACAAGTCTTTGTTGTCAGACTTTATCCATCCTAATGATGCTGGATGGCAGGTCTACAACAAGTCTGTCATGGAGGCGTACGAGCGACTCAATCCAGATAAAAAGATTGAAGTTGCCAATAAAGTGCAAGAAAAAGGTGGTCGCACGCCAGTAGAGGTTGCTGAAGCTATTGATGATGTTGAAGGCACAAACGTAGCGGATACAGCCGCTCAAGCGTCTCAAACAGCAAAAGTAGATACAGCCGCCTCAAATGCATACCTTAAAGCTAACCCTGATGTAGCCGCCGCATACGCCGCAAACAGCAACGGCATGACTCCCGATCAATATGCTCAATCGCACTATGAAAGCTCTGGGGCAGACGAGGGACGTCAGTCTCCATCTCAAGTAAATTTCCAATCAAGTGACGATTTTAAAAACGCAATCGATTTAAAAAATGGTTTGTTTTTAACGTCAGATGGAAGAGCTTTTTATTCGGACGGCAGAGAAGAGAAAAACTGGAACGCATTAGACAAATCCGTTGTTGGAAATCCAAACTTAGTAAAACTAACCAACCAGATTCTTGACCAAGGTACTACAGCACATTGGTCTGGTCAAGGTTGGGGTTCTCCAGAAGCAAATGCCGCATCTATAGCTTCTGCTCTTTTAAAGGTTGGGATTGACAACATTTATGATCTTGGCAAGGTTCCCGTTTATGAGGACGTACAAGAAATTGGTAAGACGTACAACGGCAACAGAGTCTATCTAACTGGTGCAGACGAGTACGGCAACGGTGGCGGCTCATACTATTATCGTGAGCCAAGTGGCGAAACGGACTCTGAAGGTAATGTGGTCTATCGAACTGTCATGGTTCCAAAGGACGCAAAACTTGAATCTATTTATGGTCAATATGATGGATATGAAGGCTACAACCAACTTGACCCATCAAAACTTAAAACAGTAGACGGCAAACTTGTAGTTGACACAGGAAAAACAACATTTGGCAACACAAAAACTGGCGAAGCAATTGCCAAGAATTTTTCCGCCCAACAAGGCGACGACATTCTGAGTGGGACAACCGCTGGAAGTGGCAATACTGCATTCCGCGTAGACTTCTCACAGGGCGCACCTGTTTTTTACACAACATACGCCTCATCCAATGATCTGGTGAAACTGTTTGCAGATAGCCCGTTGCTTGGAAAGATTGCAACTGCCGCCGCCGCTTACTTTGGGGGCCCCGCAGGCGTAGCCGCACTACAAGCCGCAATGGGCAAGAGCGTTACAGACATTGCCAAGGGCGCTTTGCTTACATACGTTGGTGGAGAGATTGCTGGGAACATATCTGGTTCCGCAGACCTTGTAAATTCTGTTGGCGTTGATGCCGCAAACGTAATCGGAAAGAGCGTAGGAAAATTTGTATCTAGCGAAGGCAAGGCTGACATCATCACATCGCTGGCTGGCGGTGCTGTTGACGTAGGTGTGGGGCAAATTACAGATAACATTGAGGGCTTTAAAGATTTATCTCAAGGTCAACAAGATTTCACAAGAAGTGTAGTTGCAACCACTATCAAAAACGGTGGTGATTTATCTTTGGGCGACTTGGTTGATGCCGCCTTTACTGCTGGTACAGCCGCAACCAAAGCTTCTGCGACAGGTAGTATTGCTACAGCCATTGAAGCCAATAAAACAATCAATGACGCTGTATCTTCTGAGCTTGATAAAGCTCTGACATTTGATGCAACAGGATCTACGGACGTCAATGCCGCCATGCAGGCCGCTGATGCCGCTGGGTATGGCAAGTTTACGTTTGGTGGAAAAACTTACACCATCGACAACAACAACGCCGAAAACACAATCAAAGAACTTGAGACTGATGCACTCAAGACAAACACAGCCAACAACTTAAAAGGCGGCGAGTTTGAGGGCGTAGATGCGGCTGTAGCCGCTAACGCCGCAAAGAACAACACCAACATTGGCAACACAGAAGCTGACACGTTGGAAGAAGCCGCCGCGCTGGCTAAGGCTCGCAACCCCACGGGAACAACCTTTACATACGGTGGCACTACGTACACCATGGGTGCATCGGGCGAGGCTGTTGACAAAGCTTTTAATGAAGCAAAAGCAACAGAATTAAAAAACAACATTGCCAATGCATCATCAAGAGATGAAGCGTTCAGACTTGCACGTGAAGGCGGTCTTGGCGCTAAAGATGTATTTACATGGAACGGGAAAAGCTACAGCGCCGCCACTGCTGAAGAGCGCCCAGACTTGGCTGGCCCATCAATTGAATCATTGAACAAAGCCAATCTGTCAACAGTAACTGATGCTTCTAAGACTGTTGCCGCTCAAAGCGATACAGCCGCACGTGCCACCGCCGCAGACGAGCTTGCCAAACAACAAGCCGCCGCTACAAAGAAGATTGAGTCAACAGGTTTCTTCAGCAACCTTGCCAACACAATTCAGAATCAAATGAAGCTGAGCAGTGAGGCGGCTCAAGATTATCTAAAGAACAACCCAAACAGCCCCATCACAAACAGTGTGAGCACAGCGTATGAGGCCGCTGGCAACATGCAAAAGAACGTGGCTGGTGGTTTGTCTTTAATCACTGACAACAAACCACTGGCTGACGCTTTTGTGAAGAGCGGAGACGACTTGACCAAGTTTGGTCAGAGTATTGGCAATGGTGTGGTAGATACCAAGAACTGGAATGAAACCACGTCCCTCATCCAAAACGCCAAAGGATGGGAGAAGCTTGGCATCTTGGCTGGTCGCATCATGGATGGCAACAGCGGCTTGGGTCGCCAAGTAGAGGTGGAATTGAGGCAAGAGTTGCCCGGCCTATTCCTCGGGGGCGGAACTGTCAAAGGCATCTTGCTTGCCACTGGCGCTATGGACGTCGCTGAGACCACTGGTAACGCCGCCTTGGAAACTTATGACGAGTCCATCAAAGCAGGCAAGAGCCACGCAGATGCTTTGTCAGACGCTAGAAAAGCTGGCGCCGCCGCAGGTCTTGCCGAAACCGCTGTTCAGTTGACTCTGGGCAAGGTTGCTGACGTCGTTGTCGGCAAAGTCGGAAACGTCGTTGGCAAAGCAGGCTCTAAGGTTGTTGGTGAGACGTTCACAGAGGCTGGTCAGGAGGGTGGCTCATCCCTTGCTGTAAACGCTGTATTAGGTCAAGAGCTAGATGCAAACAAAGCTTTGACGCAAACCATTTTGGGCGGTGCTGTTGGCAAAGGAACTGCTGTTGCAACCTCGCCAACTGACATCGCAACAAGCACAACAATCAACAATAACATCACAGCCGCTGTGACCGCTGGTGACAAAGCAGGTGTGAACACAGCCATCACAAATTCTGTTCAGCAGTCTTTGTCAAATGGTGCTTCTGTTGAAGTAGCTGTTGGATCTACAGTTAACTCAGCGATCACCAACGGCGCTGATGCCAGTGCGTCCATCACGACAGCCGTATCTTCTGCTGTGACAAGTGGTGCTGATGTAACTCAAACTGTCACAACGTCTATTGACTCAGCCATTACCGCTGGTGCAAACACGACAACAGCGATCAACTCTACTGTTAGCTCAGCCATCACAAGCGGTGCAGACGTGTCTAAGACCGTCTCCAGCTCGATTACAGCGGCTACAAATGCTGGCGTGAATGCCAACACAGCGATCAACAACACGGTCAGCTCTGCGATCACGTCTAGCATTCAAACTGGTGCTAATGCCTCTACATCAATCAATACAGCCGTTACTTCTGCGGTCACAACTGCCCTGACAAGCAACGTGAACTCAAACGCCGCTGTGACCACTGCTGTTGATTCTGCTGTGACGACTGCTCTGAGTAGTAATGTCAATGCAAACACAGCAATCACGACGTCAGTGACTGCCGCTATCAATGCGGCTGTAACCACAAATGCGAATGCAAACGCCAACGCCAACGCCAACGCGAATGCAAACGCTAACGCAAATGTCAACGCTAACGTAAATGCGAACGTCAATGCAAATGTGAATTCAAACGTGACGACGGTGACCAAAAATGCTGTCACGTCTGCTGTGACTGCGGCGATTAACTCTGGTGTCGACACAAACACAGCCGTAAATGCCGCTGTGAATGCCGCCGTAAACGCAAATGTAAACACGAACGTCAATATCAACATTGATGAGCTGAAAAAACTGGCTACCGATACAGCCACAAAGACTCAGGAAACCGTTGTCTTGCGTGACAAGGTCAACGATCTGATCTCTGGCTCACTAACCGCCACACCAGAAACCCCAACAAGCAAGACCACCAGCACAAGCAAAAAAGGCGCTGGTTTAACTGCTGGTTTGATTGGCGGAGCCGCTATGGCTGGTGATTTAGACCGCCTGCCACCTCAAATGCTCAAGGCATATATGACTCAGGACAAGTTTATTGATCCTCTAGCGAAGCTACAGGCTTTGCAAGAAGACATGAATACTGAGAAAATGCCAGAAACACCTCAAGTTAATACACAGGAACCAGACATGCCAGACCAAGGTACATGGAAATACGGCAACGCTCCAGACGACATTGACACGTTGTTTGACGAAGAGGAAGAGGCCCCAGCCTTTAAAGAAGGCGGCTTTGTTGCCCCCTTGCAGATGGCCTCTGGTGGAGCGATGGCTCTACCCCTGTTGGCTAAGTCTGGTGGTGCTCTAGGAGCCTTACCCCGTCCTGACGGTCGGATGGACTTCCGCCACGGCGCCCACGTAGCTGGTGAGGGTGACGGTCAGTCTGACGACATCAAGGCCATGCTGGCTGATGGTGAGTTTGTGTTCCCTGCGGACGTAGTTTCTGCTCTGGGAAATGGCTCAACCAAGGCTGGTTCAGATAAACTATACGAAATGATGCACGCTATCCGCGCCAGAGCTAGGTCTAAGAAGCCAAAAGACCTACCGCCACCAGCGTTGAAATCACCCCTAGATTACCTAAAAAAGAAACGGTAAGGAGCAAAAATGGCAAGCTTATTCCAAGGTGACGCACCACCAAATGTTGAGACGTTTAGAGAAACGGCGGCTAAAGCTCCTGACTACCTGACGAAGTATCTGGAAGACGTCGCATCGGCTGGTCAAACAGCCCTTGCAAAACCCGCTGACCAACTGGTAGCTCCTCTGAGCACTTTGCAGACGCAGGCGATTACCGCCGCACCAACTGCTCTCACACGCTACCAAAGCCCCATGGACGCCGCCTATACGGCTGGGCAGGCTGGCGCTGGTGTAGATCAAGCTGACATCAACAAGTTCTACAACCCCTACGAAGCCGCTGTCACAGAAGACATGGCTACCCGTAGCGCCCAGAACGTCCAACGTAACCTTCTGCCCCAGCTTAAGGCTGGCTTCGTTGGTTCTGGTGGATTGGGCAGTCAGCGTTATGCTGGCGCCTTGGGTCAGACCTTGGGTGACGCCAATACAACACTTCTGCAAGAGCAAAACAAAGCCAAGATGGCGGCATACCAGTCGTCTCTTGATGCCGCTTTGCGTGAGATGAGTGGTCAGACACAAGCAGGTCAAATGCTAGGCACTCTGGGCGCTCAAGAACAGCAAGCCGCTACCACTGGTTTGAAGTCAGCCACTGACATTGGTGCTATCGAGCAAGCTCAGCAACAAGCCGAGATCAATGCACCATTGACCAACGCTACAAACGTCGCCGCCCTGATGCGTGGTTATACGTACCCAACGGTAACGACAGAGACCTACAAAGGCCCAGCCAGCTCCTACGGCCCATCCATCTTGTCACAGATTGGTGGCTTAGGTTCCGTACTTGCAAGCGGCACAAACTCCAAAGATACTGGTTGGCTTGATAAGGCGCTGAATTTTGTTGGCAACCAATTTTCAAGTGGCCCAGAGCAATTGTCTGGCCCAACCTGAGGCGTAAAACATGGCAACTAAAGCACCAGATTTTACGAATGTCATTGGCAGTGATGCCATGCAAGAATATCTCGACGCTCAAAAGAATGCTCGAGAGAAGTTTGAAGAGCGAAGCAATCGTTTGTTTGACCCCACCATGCTTGCCATGGCTCAAGGCTTTCTTGCGCCTACAAAGACTGGTTCTTTTGGCGAGTCATTAGGCAACGTAGCCGCCTCTGTTGGCCCAGCCCAAGCCGCTGAAGAAAAGCGCATCATGGAGATGGCTAAGATGCGCCTAGAGATGGCTCAGCAAGGCGTCCAGACTGAGATGCAGACAAAACAAGCTGAGGCACGGCAACGTGCTATCAACGAGGACTTGGGCGGAGATTCCCCTTACACCAAGCCTCCAGCAATAGCTCCTCAACCAGCCCCACAGCCAGCTCCTTCAGCACCTGCTGGAGCTTTGCCTACTGCTCAAGCACCTGCCGCTCCTGCTATTCAAGCACCTTTGTCTACGGCTCCTCAAGCGGCCCCTCAAGCGGCTCCTATGGCTCAGGCTCCTCAAGCTCCATCAGCTCCTGCTGGAACTCAGTTGTTCCCTGCACAACCTGAAGGCTTTACTCCGCAAGAAAAGATGGATTACAAACGAGGTCTAGCCGCTGGCAAAGATCCGTACGAGATCCGCAAAGACATCTTTGAAAATCGTCGCAAAAACATTCAGGTCAATCAAGCTGGTACATCTGGCGTTAACCTAGCGACTGGTCAGAAGTTTGGCTTCGATCCAACACCAACCAAGACTTACATCCATGGCTATGGCAGTGTAGAGATTCCTGCAACATACGCGACCATGCTTGGCAACGCGCAAGATGCGGATGATTACGCCAAGATTGCCAAGATGATTATGTTTGGCCCTGAACCCAAGACTGCCGCGCCATCTACACCTAGCGGTACACCTACTGGTGCGGCTCCTGCTGGTGCGCCAACACAGAGGCCAACCGCAGAACAAGCTGAAGCTGAAGCGGCTGGCAACAAAGAGCTGGCTGTTGGTACTGCTAAGACTGAGGTGGAGCTTCGTAAAGAGGCGCCTGTTGAAATCAGCATGGCGCGTGACCTGTCGAACTCAGCCAACTCAATCTACGAGAAGGTTAGTGCGAATCCGAAGGGCTTTGGCATCTTCAAGAAGCCCGGGCTCCTGTCCGCGATCAACACCGTCGTCAGCCAAGGCATTCGCGCCAACTCTCGTGGTGTGACTGTCCCCGCATGGGAAGACGCTGTCCGTCAAGCCGACCCTAAGATCAAGCAGACTGACATCGATGCCGTTCAGTTGGTGGGTGCAGACATGGCTAACGTCGAGTTGGCTTACACCCGCATGTTCATGAGCAAACAAGGACAGATCACCGAAGGTGAACGCATGATCTCCAGAGCGGCTGGCACTGGCACTGTGTCTAACAGCCCAGAGGTCTTGAAGCTTCGCGCCCAGTTTGTTGGCAAGCGTGCTGACTTTGACAGAGACCGCCTTGAAGGCTACAAAGACTATGTTGGCGCTAACCCACGCGGCACGTACTTGCAGTACACCAGCACGCCTGAATACAAGAAGCTTGAGAAGAGCTACGATTCTTGGGTTCGCAGTAAAGCTGGCGCAGTGTCTACAAAACCCAGACCAACTGGCAAGCCTGATGTGAGCGAAGCGCGGAAAAACCTTGACAAAGAGCTGGAGTAAACATGGCGCAAAATAAACTCGCGTTTCTAGACACTTTGGACAAAGACCAACTTGAGTACGCTCGTCAAGTGGCTGTTAAAGCCAAAGAGATGGGTGTGCCGCCTGCGCTTGCAATCTCTATTGCATTCAAGGAAAGTAGCCTTCGTCCTGACGTGAAAGACAGTGAGGACGGTGCTGTAGGTTTGATGCAGGTTCTGCCAAAGACTGGCAAGGGCATGGGCTTTTCTGAAAAAGATCTGCGTGACACAGCCAAGAACATTGAGGCTGGTGTTCAGTACATCAAGGAAGGTTTGACGGTCACTGGCAACGATCCAAAGCTGACTGCGGCGTTCTACCACAGCGGCCCAGACGTTATTGCTTCTCTTGCCGCTGGCGAAAAGCTTGGCCCTCGCACCAAAGAATACCTTCAAGCCCTTAAAGGCTTTGGCACATTTGAAGCCTCTGAGCCTGTTGAGGCTACTGGCGCCCCAGAAGCCGCTAAACCTCCTGTGGATGTGTCGCAACCCACTGAGGCACAGCTTCGTCAGATCAAGTTGGACGAAGAGATGGCGGCATCACGTGAAGCCGCTCAAGACGAAAAGAAAATGATGTCGCTCTATGGCGCTGGAGCTGGTCTTGCAGTGGGTAGTCCTGCGCAGGTCAAGGTTGAGGGCGGTAAAGCTATGACCAAGATCGGTGGCATGGTCGACAGGCTAGCCGCTCAAATGCCTCCACAGATGCCCTCTGGAGGCGCTCCTATGCCCCCTACAGGCGCTCCTGTGGGTGGTGGTGCACCTACCCCTCCACAAATGGGTGGACTGCCTTCTGGCGACCCACAGGCCACACGTATCCTTCAAGGTACAACTGGAGACTTGGGGACTACGGGTCGTGCACGTCAGACTGGCTACAACGTGGAGACATCACAGCAGGCGGCGGCTAAGGCTGAAGCTGAGAAGATCGCTCAAATTCTGCGTCAGACAGGTCAGGTGACCCAAGAGGCGCCGACGTTCTTTGCGCAACAGCCGGGGATGACCTCCTCGCCCAGCGGCGTTTTGTACAACAGATCCTCCCCTGCCCCAACACTTGGCCCCCGTGGCCCAGCAGGCGAGATCGGTGGAGCTAAGCCTCCTGTGCCTGTCGTCCCCAAGATGTCAGGTCTGGACGCCACAAAAGAGTTGTTTGTCAACATGATGAAGTCTTCTGGAAATGTTGGCCCATCTGTCGAAGAGCTGAAGGACTTGGCAAGCCGAACAAGTCGCTTTGCTGGTCGCTTGCCTATCGTCTCAGCACCGTTGGCTGGCGCAAACCTTGGCTACGAAGCACCAGAGTTCTTCCACGGCATGGGTGTATCTCAGCCTGACTACACTGACCTCGCCTTAACTGGCTTAGGTATGGCTGGCACTGTAGGCTCATTCATCCCGCCTGTTGCACCTCTGGCTATTCCTTTGTCAATCGGCGCACCAATCATCCGTGACGTGCGCCGTCAAAAGCAAGAGATCGAGCGTAACCCTGCTGAGTACCGTGACACGATCATGAGGTCTCTATCCAACACAGACCCCTTGGGAACCCCTTTGCCTTGATTGTCCTTCATAGAGCTAATCGCAGTTGCCTATGAATTTGCCCCCCTAAAACGGGGGCTTTTTTTATAGCTCTTGCTCGAAGCGCTTGGCATCCACAAGGTCGTCAAATTCCCCGAACTTCACACGCAGACGGGGATCAGTTTCCCACTCCAAGTCTTTTGAGAAGTCACGTACAACGTAGTACCTCTGAGCATCCTCTGACCAAGCCTTAATTTGGTCAAGGAAGACTGGAAGCTGTGAGGGCTTCCAATCCTCGCCAAACAGCTCATTGACGAACTGCTTGGGTGTCATAGGTTCTCTCGGTACTCACCAAGAGCACGAGCCACATTGGTGTTGAGTGAATTGACAAACTTGATGCACATATCGCGCTCAGTTCTGATGATCATAGGAGCCGCCGCCATGATGAAGCCGTCAGCAAGCTTTTGAAGGTCTTCCTCGAGGAAGTCGTGGTTCTCCTCAAGGTAGATCTTGCGAAACGCTTCTTTGATCTCGTCTGGAGTCAGGTATGGATTCATGCAACCACCTGCGCTAATTGAGCGGCTTTCTCAGCCTTTTTGCGTGCCTTGTACTTGCGCATGTATTCACGCTGTTTAGCTCTCTGAGCCGCTGTGGTTTGCTTCTTAGGGGCAACCTTTGCGCCCTCTAAAACCTTGATCTTTGCCTTGAGCATGGTGATCTCGGTAGCCATGAGGCTGACCTCTTTGATCAGCGAGTCGAGTAATTTAACTTTGTCAAGCAAATGCAGTTTTTCTGTGTATGAAATGAACATGATTTTTTCCTTAAACGAGACCAAGCCAAATGGCTGTGCCGTGAATCCAAGCGATGGGGAAGAGGATCGCGCCAGCAATCAGAAAGCCCCAAGAGGCTGTCTTGAGACAGACGATGATGTGGGTGAGCCAAGAGGCTATGACCCAGCCAATCAAAATAATCGGTAACAGTTCGTCCATAAGAGTTAACTCCTTCATTTGTGTTTATTTTTTGCCTGCCAGTACTTGAGCAAGCTGTTGAACATTTCCCATCCACGGTCAAGGTCTTCTTGCGTCCACTCTTTGACCACCACCAGCCCCGGCTCACTCACCGATACGAACACATTCGCACAGCGTGCCTTGGGTAGATTCAATCCAATCCTGTAAGCGGCAAGTTGCATCAGATGTTCGTCGTATGCATCTACCTTTGCGGGGTCGGTGAATTCCTTCGTCTTGAAGTCGATGACGATGCCATCTCCATCCTCTGAGTGCAGGTCAAGCTTGCCGCCAAACCCCATCTCATGACAGAACGACTTCTCTGAGTGCCACGTAGGCTCACCAAAAGCCTCCTTGACAGCCTGACCAGTGCCCATCTGGTAGTCGACCATGTCAGCCACCATGACGCCTTCGTACCAGCTCTCAAGAGCCGTGTGAACCTCTGTACCCCTCTGGGCGGCGGCACGGGCGTGTTCACGGGAGTCTTTGATGACTCGCTGAACGTACAGCTCTTCAGATTCCTCTGGCGCCCGTGGCAGGGTCATGGAGGCCAACATCATTTGGTTGAGCTTCCACGCCTCGAGGCCGGGCTTCGCGGCACAGCCTATGATCGTCGTCACCGACGGCACAAGGTTCATCTTGCGTGCATCAGCTAGAGTCGTGTTCCGCAGGTTGCCGTTCTTGGCTTCTACGGTGTATTTTGGTTGCCCTTCACGGGTGTACCAATGGGATGATTCGCTGGCTCGTACGGTAATACTCATTTGACCGCCTTCAGCTTTTTGGGAAAGCATTCCTCAAGGGTACGGTGATACTCTTGCTCCAGATCGTGAATCCAGTCTTGAAGCAGGTCAGCGCGTAGCATCATGTCGTGCTTGCGCCACTCTTCAAGGTTGCCGATTTCGCCAGATCCCTCAGACCAATTGGCTTTCAGTGTTGGTTTTGCAGTGCTATATCTCATGTTGTCCTTAGTAGTTAATCTTTGATCTCCACAGCGTCACTCTCATGCCATGCACCTTGCGGCTCGTAGCTGTCGTGATCCCTGCGAATTCGATGATGTTGTTTTTCTTTGCCATGTTCACAATGTGCCCCCAAGCACGAGGCTCAGGAGGAGTTGGAACGTCCAAGCTGTCAGCCCTAACTTGCTCTGTGGTGAACTCGTGGTGCATACGTGCATACTGGACAAACGTCTCGTAGGCAATCTTTTTCCAGTCCTCACCAGCGTTATCAGCCGCAACCTTTGCCAAGGCGTGACCAAGCTGTAAGCCCGTAGGAGGGGGCAGGTGCCCCCCAAACAGGTCAAGTGTTAATTCGTCCCGTTCGTGTTTCATGATCAGAAGGGCAGGTCGTCGTCCATGTCGTCAAAGCCGCTGGAAGGCGTTTTAACGGGGTTTGGAGCGCTTTTCTTGCCTTGGAAAGCCTGCCACTCAGGAGAAGCCTCAATCATCGCCTTGAGGCCCTTACCGAAGGTCTCGTAAAGCTCGAGGTCAGGGTCAGCCAAACGGAACACTTGGTTCACGTTGATCGCTGGAGGGAGACCTGCGGACTTGATGACAGACGGAACAGGAGATACAGCCTTGACGTTGGCGTAGAGCTTGCCGTTTTTCCCCGGCCTCTGGATCACGGTCAACATGCACCACGCACCCAAGATGGTCTGGATGTCAAAACGACGCATCTCTTCCTCTGTGAAGGGCTTGTTACGCCAGTTCTGGAGGTCAATCCGCAGGTTGGCTTTGTCGTTCCAGCTCAGCGTGTAGTTCTTGAAGATCGCAAGGGGATCGCCACGCTCGGTCACCAGCTCGTCGCCTTCGTCGTCCTTGCCATGCAGTTCCCAGCCCAGCATGATCTTGCGCTGGTGCTTCTCAATGCCCTCGTACTCAGAACGCTGGGTTCCAAGGTCAATGATTCGGTAGCAACGTGCAAGGTGAAGACCTGCGGGTACTGGTTTGAAGTCGCCACCAGTGGACGTGTTTTCTACGATAAAACTCATGATTTTTCCTTAAAGATTTTGTTAAATTGGCTAGTAAATTGGTTGATAAATTCAATTGCTTTGGGGTCTGTTTTTTGTGCTTCCTCAAGTAAATATTTTGTGTATTCCTGCTGTGCAACAGGGTCTTTTTTCCAGTCTTCGTACTCTTGATTTGTTGCCATGGTGATCACTCTGACTCCCCGAAGAAGAAGTTCATGCCCACAGCATCAGGGAGCTTCACGCCGCCGTTATAGATGTGGTTGATGTCAATGTTGGAATTCATGCCATCAGCGATGCCAAGGTAGTAGTGAAGCTGTTCTGTGTGCCAGTCAAGCACCATCAGCACGCCAATGCGACCCTTACTGGTGTCGAACCAGAGTACGTCTTGTAAATTCATTAGGGTCTCCAGATAAAAAGGTCGTATAGGGAAATTGCCAAACCAGCTACAAACAGAATGATGTAGAGGCGCTCGAAGTCTTTGTCATTCATGCTTGCCCCCTTAACTTCAATCCACGTGCATCTAATTGCTCAATAATTTCTCTAAGGCTTTTGCGTCCCAAATTAGGTACCCTAAGCAAGCCAATATCAGAGTATGTGAGCAGTTGCGTTATGGTGTAAATGCCCTCAGCTTTTAAACAGTGCTCAGACCGTACAGTCAATTCAAGTTTTTCAATGCCATCTTCAACAATTGCATCCTTCAATGCCCAATTGTCTAAAACCGTTTGCCTGCATTCCAACATTTTTTCTGCAATTCCATAAGCGCGTAGTGCTACGTTATGCACAGCAACCATACCCTCTTGACGTTGAATTGCCTTCATTGCCTCAATTGCAAATTGGTCAAGTAATTGTTCTTTGTTCATTGGAAATCCTTACATGAATGATGCTTTGCATCTTCTGAGTTATGCCATTTGCCTTGACAACCAGTGCATTTAAATTGTTTGGTTTTGATGGTGATGGTTTTGCCTCTTAACTCCTTGATGGCGTTCGAGGCAAAGTGGTAATAGTTGTGAGCGCCATTGTTACTTTGGGCTTCATGTAACCCCATGAGTAAATCAATACACGCGCTACGTTCGGCAGACGCAACAAGGTTGGCAAAATGTTCTAAACCTTCTGTAAAGATTGGCTTGCCAATCAATCCTGCCTCTTGCGCCATACAAATAATGTCTTCTCTGGTCATCTCAAACCCCTAACGCAACCAAGGTTGAAACGAGCACTGCCAGAAAGATGATGTACGCAACCCAGCCAGCAACACGACGCTGAGAGAACTCAGGCTCGATGCCAAGCAAAGCCATCTGAATGCGTTCAGCATCAGCGCTCATGTGGTTACGTTGGGGAGGGCTGTACATACAGCCAATGCGAAGACCAGACTTGGTCGTGAAGGGTAAGTGCTTTTCCATTTGATTTCTCCTTAACCGCTGTATCAGCGTGGGCGCATCTTAACACGTAGTTAAAAAACAATGCAACACAAACCTGAGTAAATTGTGGGGTTTCTTTTAATTCAAAGTTAATGTATACTGCGCCCGTTGGTGGTGTATTGGGTTAGCGCCAATACAGATTTAACAATCGGACGAATGCTAAAAAGCACACTGCTTTATGTGAGCCACCAACACTAACACGCATGGGGATTGGAAAAAACCGAAAGTGGCCTAATGCTCTGGCCTGCATCTCTCGGTAATAGAGCATCCAGTCCCCAGCCGTGTTGGTGGTAGCGTAATAGGAAACCTGTGCGTGCGGATCGGGAGAACCCAGTCGCCACCAACAACCTACACGCATGGGTATTGAACGTCTTAATGCTGGCTCTTGTCGTCCAGCCTTGCAGTACCCAGCCGTGTTGGTGTGGCGAAAGCCTGAGACCGTCAACCTGCGTTAAAGATCAAGGCAGGACACCAACAACTAACGTGTCTATAAAAAGGCAAAACGTGTACATGTTTTTGTGACGTGTACATAAAACTGGAAAACAAGAACATGACCTTGCAGGAGTATTTTTCGACGGAGCCGTTGGGCGCAAGAGGTGAGATGGCAGAGTATCTGGGCATCAGCCTGACATGGATGTCGCTGTTGATCCATGAGCGCAGAACTGCGTCTGCCGCACTCGCTGTCAAAATCGAAAAAGCAACACAAGGTTTGGTCACAAGAAAAGACTTGCGTCCAGATCTGTTTTTCGTGTAATATGATTTGAAATGAAGGCTAGGAGCGGATTGATCCCCGCTCTGAAAAGGGTTCCCACTTTTCCCCTGCCTGAGTTTCTTTGCTTCTAAGTGGCCTGACAAAGTGGAAAAAATGCATTACTACCAATTCAACATTGGTGACTACCAAAGTCACACCTCGCATCTGTCTGACACAGAGGACTTGGCTTACCGCCGAATGCTCGACTGGTGCTACCTTCACGAGAAACCTTTGCCGCTTGACGTAGAGGATATTGCACGTCAAATCCGTATGCGTTCGCATTGCGACAGCATTACGCTCGTATTGCAAGAGTACTTCGAACGCACAGAGTCTGGTTGGATCTCAGAGCGTGTCATCAAGGAGATTGAGGCCGTTGGCGTCAAGAAAGAGAAGGCATCAGCTTCCGCCAAAGCCCGATGGAATAAGGCTTCTAATGCGAACGCATTGCCAGCGCAATCCGAAAGCAATGCTCCCAATACACAGGACACAGTACACATAACACAAATAGAAGCTAAAGCTTCTCCTGACCTTGGCAAGCCAAAGTCAGCCCCTGCGTGTCCAGTTGCAGAGATTGTTGAGATGTACAACACCATACTGCCTGAGTTGCCACAGACCGTTGTTGTCAACGATTCACGCAAGAGAGCTATTGCCGCCAGATGGCGTGAGGTTGTTACTGCTGACAAGCTTGACCGACAGGGTGGTCTGGACTTCTTCAGGTGGTACTTCGAGATGGTCAAGACCTCCAAGTTCCTGACAGGCAAATCCAAAGACTGGAAGGCTGACATGGACTTCCTGTTCAACCCAAGCAAGTTTCCCCGAGTCATCGAAGGCACATACCACAAGGATCAAAAATGAGTTACGCATCAGCAAAACAGCGCTACGCTGAAAAAACAACAGAGGTTGATGACCAGCCCCACGGTCACAACTGCTACGCCAACGGTTGCCCCATGGCTGGCGGGATCTCCACTGGTAGCCACTGGGTCTGTGCCTACCACCACCAAGCCCTGCCCACTGAGTGGCCTCGCATCACAGAAGCTTTGCAGGATTGCGAGACGATCCGTGTTGCGATTGGTGAAGTCATGAAGATCGACATGATCTCTTGGGGATCAGCGGTTAATGGCTACCCACCAAAGTGGCAAGAGTTTGCCGCCCTGTTTGACGACCAGCCAGAACTACAGCCCACTGAGCACGAGAAGATCCGCAAAACAAAGTACGAGTACCGCCTGCGCAACGAGCTGGCTATTCGTGCAGGACTGGCGAAGAGGAAATCATGATACTGAATCAAGGAAAACTTGCAGGTGGCTTAGCCGACGAACTGATTTCGGTCATACGCAAGTACGACGAAACGCTTTACATGTCCACCGTCATAGGCGTGCTGGAGTTGGTGAAGCAACAACTGATACAAGAAAACGTGGAGGATGATGATGAATAAAGAAGACATTATTCGAATGTACGCAAAAGCCAACGGCTGGAGTCCTGCGGCATTCACAGACACTTTGGAAGAACTTGAACGCTTTGCCGCCCTTGTCGCTTCTGCCGAGCGTGAGGCGTGTGCAAAGGTGTGTGAATCAATGCCATACAGAGCCGCTAGTGCAAGCAAAGCGGCTGATGCCATCCGAGCAAGGGGACAGGAGTGACCAACCATGAAGCCAAACAAATCCTCGACCAAATCCGTGGTGGGTTTGGTGATGCCTACACCGAGGCTTGCGCCATCGAATGTCTCTATGTCACAGGAGACCTTGGAACACATGAGGCAGTGCGAAGCGAGAGAGTGGATCAGCCGATACAAAAAGAAGACTATCGAGCTAGGCTTCGGGAACGCGCAATTGTGGTGGGCAAAAGTAAAGAGTGACATCGAGAAGCGTCGCGGAACCCAAGCGATGTATGACCTAGTTAACCGAATGAAAAAGGAGCAAGAGAATGGCAAAAGTAGAACTGAGTGATTTTCAAAAGAAGTTCTTTGCACAAGGCACTGGACAGCAGTTGTTCACAGCAAAAGAATTCGAAGAGGGGCTGGCGCAGGCTAAGGCTGAGATCATGGCTGTAGCCATCCAGACCACAAAGCAAGCCATCGGCATCGAGCGTGAAGCCTGTGCACGTATTGCCCAAGAGTGGAGCCAAGAAGAGCTGGCGCAGGCGATCCGTACAAGGATGCACCGTGCGGATTGAGCTGGACTTTCCCCCTGCGGAGCTATTCCCAAACCGTGCCAAGGGTACGCACTGGGGCAAGCTGTACCAGCTCCGCTCGGACTACCGTGAGAACAGCACGTGGCTGGCTAAGCACCAGATCAAGGGCTGGAAGCACGCAGGCGGAGAACTGAGACTGACGATCACGTTCGAGATGCCTGACAAACGAAAGCGCGATGCGGACAATTGCCTTGCCGCCGCAAAGGGAGCGCTGGACGGCTTAGCCGATGCATTGATGGTGAACGACCAACTGTTTCAGCCCATCATGATTTACAGAAAAGCAGGAACAAAACCCGGGAAACTTTTAATCGAAATCGAGGAACAAACATGAGCAAAATTATTGACCCCAACGATGCAGTAGATTTCATGATCGCCAACTCAGCCAAGTACGCCGAGGCAGAGGCAACAAAGGTGTACATGGAGGAGCTACGCAAGACCATCAAAGCCGAAGAGATGAAGAACGCCGAGGTATATGGCAACGGTGAATACAAGACCGCCGCCATGCAGGAACGGGAAGCCTACGCCTCCCCCCGCTACAAAGAGCACCTAGAAGCCCTCAGACAAGCCGTACAGGAGCGCGAACGCCTTCGGTGGCTCCTCATAGCTTCTCAGGAAAGAATCGCCGTATGGCGCTCTATGGAGGCTTCTAACCGCCACGTCGAGAAGGCCACACTGTGAACAACACCCTCACTGCGAAAGAAAAAGCGTACGTGGGGCTTGTCAAAGAGCTCCCCTGCTCCGTGTGTGATGCAGAGGGGCCAAGTGATGCCCACCACGTCAAACAGCATAGGCAGTACACCGTCGTGGCTCTTTGCAAGGACTGCCATCAGGGGAGCTTCAACGGCTGGCACGGGCAGAAGCGCATGTGGGCCATCAAGAAAATGGATGAGCAAGACGCCCTGAACGTGACGATAGAGAGGGTCGTTGCCCTTTTGATGCAAAGGTAGGGTTTGTCCTAATAAAAATATTTTTAAAAAGACTTCCAAAGCGCTTTAACTTGATGTTAAGATAGCGTCACTGCAATAAGCAGGTTACATGAAAAAGGAAATAGGAAATGACTACAGCAACAGCACTCAAGATCGTTGACCAACTCGGTTTGATCGAAGACCAAATTGCCGCTCTGCAAGAGCAAGCAGAAGACATCAAGAACCAGCTCAAGATGCTGGGCCAAGGCACATACGCTGGCACCTTGTACGTGACCACCGTCAAGCACACTCCAGAAAAGAAAAGCACCTCATGGTCTGCTGTTGCCAAAGAGCTAAGCGCCCCTGCTGAGCTGATCGCTAAGCACACCAAGGTTACCTACAACATCCTCGCCGCCGAAACAAAGGCTTTGTCAAACTAATTCCCGCCCGTCGGGGCATTTACTTGAAAGACCATCATGAACTTCGACAACATCTACACAGAAGCCCTCTCCGCCGCTAAAGCCGCTGAAGCCGCCTACATGGAAAAGCATGGCGAGCCAATGTACTGTGG